GCCCGTCGCTACGTTGTCGGCTATGCGGGATGCCGCGCCTAGGACCGCACCCTCGCCAACTTGGGCCACGCGGCCGGCCAGCAACCGTTGAACCCCGGATGTCCCAAGTTTGTCGATGAACAGCTTATCCATCGTCTTGCGCAAGGGATGAGGTAGCACTGCCCAAAGCAAGGTTTGCAGGCTCCCGGCCTTGTAAGCATTGGCAAATACCTTGTTTGCGGCTTCTTCATGCGTCATTCCACGGTCAACAAGGTCCTGGTATTGGCCGAGGTGCGCACCCGCTGTCTCAGCGCCAATCTCAAGCGGCGCCATTGGCCCAGTGGCTATCATGGGCAGGAATCCGCCCGCCGACTCTCCCACCTTGGTGTACCAACGTCCCTCGTGCTGAGGTTCGATGGGGAACGTCTCCGGGGCTACGTCAGCTAACCCTTTACCAGCCCGGTAAAGCGGATCTGCCTGCAGGTCGGCCATAATTTGGACGGGTGTGCGCTGGTGCTCTTTAAGGGTCTGCTCGTAGATTGCGCGCGCTGGTCCGCGTATCAGTTCAGGCGGGACGTCGGCCTGCGCCGCTCCCGCAACACCCATCAACGCCCGTCCGGTGCCGGCCACGCCACCGCGCGCCGCCGCCATGGCCGTTGCTTCCGTGGCGGTTTGCTGGTCCTGCTGCGGGGTAACGGCTGCTTGCCAACGCCGGGCGCTCTGTTCGCTGGCGTCGAGCGTCGGTTCAAGGGTGGGCCCCTGGACGGCTGGCTGGGCGAGAAGGCGCTGTTGTAGGACGTGCGCTTGCTTTTCAGCATCAGAAACCGGCTGGAATTCTGACCAATCAACTACGGGTTCGAAATCGTCCCATTGTGTAGGCATTTATCAATCGGCTAATACGGGTTGACCGTTAGTGATTCGATAAAGCCTTCCGTCTTTCTTGCTTCGAACAAGGCTCCCTTCGGCGTAAGGGGATGGGGATGCCGCCCCGGGCACTTCGGCGGCCGTCGGCGCTCGCCCCCACCGATTTTGGAAGATTTGAGCTTCGGCGGCTGCCCCGCTGTCCGGTGCCGGCTGGGCCCCGGTATCGGCGCTCTGCGTCATCCCGGGCCAGGGGGATGGTGCCGTCGAACCAGTCCCTGAGGTCAGCGTTCGGCCAAACGGCGAAATAACGTCACCTTGGGCCATGGCGCTCGGAATGGTTGGCTGCTGTTGCAATACTTTGGGTCTGAATGGCCAGGAAAGCTTGCTTTCGTCATGGGTGATCACGCCGTTTATGTCGTCAACGGTGAAACCACTGTGCTGTTCCATCAGCCGTTTATGCTGCTCGCTGACACTTGCAGCATGGGCCTTGGCCTTCTCGATTGCCCTTTCCAGCGCCTTTTGGGTCTTGCTGTTGCTCAGGGCCATCTGCTCGGCCGATTCATCCGGCGTCACCCCCTCCGTGGCGCCAATGCCAAACCAGCCCGTTTTCTTGCCTTTGGCCTTGTCGGTCAGTTCGGCCAACCGCGCTTCGTTCGCGTCTTTCTGGGCCTGGAGGTCCTCATACGCCTTTTGCGCCTCGGCAACCGATCGGCTCGATGCCGCGTAACTGCTGGCATATCCGGCGCCCTTGTTTTGCAGGGCGACGTCAGCCTTACGGCTTTGAGCGTCTTGGGCGAGTTGAGCAATGCGTTCCGTGACTGCCGTGCGAGTGTTCTCGGCGTCTGTTCTCCGGACCTGTTCTGCCAAGGATCTTGAAAATTGGCTCTCCCCTGCCGCCGCTTCCTGCTGACGTTGGGCCTGCGCTGCCGCCAAGCTCGAAGCGTATTGCGCCGCCTGGTCCTGTTCCTGGGCCTGTTGCCGCTGGATCTGGGCGACCTGGGCAAGCCACTGGTTCTGCGCTTGTTCGGCCTGCGCGCGCCGCTGGAGGTTCTGCGCCTCGATGTTGGTGTTGAATCCAGCCCAATTCGCGCGCTGGCCTGCGAGGGCGTCGAAGGATGATCCAATTACAGGTTCGAAGAGAGGGTTGGCCATAATCAGCTATAGAATTGCTGGTATTGGTTGTACACCGCGTTGCCCGCCGCGTCGGTCTGGGGATAGTAGCCGGGCTCATTACCGTAGGAATAGGTTCCCTCGCCTGGGCTGTAGAAGCTGCCACCGCCATACCCGCCGCCGCCGTAACTGGCGTTTGTCGCGCGGTTTCGGGCCATGATCTGGTCCCAGGTCATGTTGTCGTAGCGTCCACCGTAGAGCTCCGATGTTGCCGGGTTAACCGTTCCGCCCGTCCCGGTGCCGCTCGTCGAGCTGCCGGGCGCGCCCGTGGGGACCGTGGCGTAATTGGGGCTATAGTTCCGTTGCCCGCCAGGATACCCGCCCGTCGATTGGCTGTAATATTGAGGTTGTGAGACGTTGACGCCAAGCACGTCCTGCAGGCCGCGATACCGGCTTTGGTCCTCAAGCTGCCCAAGCTGCCCCAATGTCCCTGCCTGACCGCTCAAAATCTGCTGCTGAACCGTCCACGGCACCCCGAGGCTCTGCATGTATTGGGTGGCGTTCTGGAAGCTCATCCCCGATACCTGGTTGCGGAGGTTCTGGATCTGCAACTCGGTCGATTGCCCGCTCGAGTACTGTTGACCGGCCATTTGCGGGTTAAAGCTGGCTACGCGGCTCACTTCATGCCCGTAAATGTCACGCTGGACCGGGAGGGCGAGATTCTGCAGGAGGTCGTATTGCCGCTGTATCCGGGCTTGTTCGAGGGGCAACTGCACGTCAGCCACGTTCCGGGCCAAGATCCGCTCCTCGTTCGAGCCTAAGCTGGTCGGCGTGCCGCTGCCCATCTTGTATTTCGAGAGCTGGGCCTGCATCGCTTGCAACTGCCGGTCCCCGATGGCCTGGGCGGCTGCGTCGTATTGGGGAAGGATGGCGTTCGCCTGGTCCACGATCGCCCGTTGCGCCGCCGCGTCCTGGGCGTTCAAGCTGGCGTAATCCTGACCGGCCCCGGTTAGCGCGCTCGAGTACGTGGCCTGCTGCTGGCGTAGTGTTGCGGCTAGGGGGTCGATGTTGGTTGCCGCTTTGCCAGCGTCGAAAGCGGATTGGGCGGCTGCCGAATACTGCTTTTTATACTCGTCAAAGCCCTTGAGCGAGTCGGCGGCCTGGGTCTTGAACGTGTCGAGGAGCGTCTGCGTGTCGGCGGCCACGGTCGGGGATTTCACAATGTCCACCGCCTGGTATCTCTGGCTTGGGTCGTTCGGGTTGATCATCTTGGTCGAGCCGGGGACCTGGACCAAGCCCGCATCGCTGGCGCTCGTGTCCACCATCCCGTTCTTGAACGTCCTGCCGCTGTTGGGATCCTTACCCGTCCACGCGCGTCCCGTGTTTTTGCTGATATACCGGCCCGATGACGTGTCGTACACGGGGTAATCCGGGCTTCCGGCGCCAAGCTGCGAGCCGGTCATCAGGGCGCCGCTGCTGCTGCTGCCGGGGTAATTGAGGCTTGGTAGCGTCCGGGTTGCCCAATCGTAAAGAGCCATAAATCGTTTATTCGTTGAATGTTATGCCAAGCTGCTCGGCAAAGTAATCGCGCTGTTGCCGATGATAATCTTCGAGCTTTTCGCGCAAATCAGGAAATCGTTTGTGCATGGCTTCGGGCAATTCGAGCTTCGGGGGCGGGATGACGATCTTTCGCTGGCCGCTGCCCCGTCGAATCTGGTCGAATTTAGCTTGTCGAATCTCGGCGTCGGAAGGAGGCATATCGAAGCCTTGACATACTCCATAAGCCTTTTTGTTCCAGCCGTCAACGCAAATAAAAAGCCCCGGCCTTGCGACCGGGGTGAAACCACCCACAACCTACTAAAATCTGCTCCGGCAATGCGGGCACTCGTCAGCCTCGACCAGCACAGGCTCGAGGCAATACGGGCAGGGCATCATCGCGTCGTCGTAATAGATCGGGATTGCCCGCCCGTAGCTCACCCGCTCACCGTCCTGGTTGACGTGGTGAACGCCGTTAGCCTCGACCACATACCAATGCACCTCGCCCGTCAGCGTCTCGCCCACCCGCACGCAGGCTGCCGGCCAATAGCTGGAGTCGCTGGCGATCCGTGCCGTGCCGTCAACCATCGTAATCAGCGCCGTTACTGGATATTGAGAAGTGGCGATCATTGGCCCTCCGCTTTAGCGATTACGTCCAAAAACGCAGCAATGTGCTGCTGGTCATGCCTGCAAACTAACGGTAATGCGAGCTTGCACGCCGCCAGCAGCTCCGGCGCAGCCTCAAATAAATGCGCGTTGGCTTCCGTCTCTTTCCCTTGGCGCATGACAGTTGCCAGATGCCACCTGCTAACCCCAGTTGCCCGCGTGCAAATTTGAAGCACCTGGTTTCCCGATTCAGTTATTGCCCGGTTAATGCAGTATGGCCCCGGCGTATGTGTTTGTTTGCTCATAGTTTTCCTTTCAACTTGTCCCAAGCGCGGCCGCACAACGCGACCAGCGCCACGGCCAGGAAGCACAGCGCCGCCCAGCCGATTAGTAAAAAGTTGCCTCGCAGCTCCGGCCCGTCCTCGTGATTGGCCTCGTGCTCGTGGCACCGATGCTCCGTCACTGCCGCCACGAGGAATGCCAGGCTGCACGCCAAGCCAAGCACGCCAAACGCCAGCCAAAGGTATCGGGGATCGGTCGTGCTCATAGCATGATCCCCAATACCCAAATCAGCAGCCCGCCGCTGTTCGCCGTGCTCAATCGCGCCCAATACAAGCCCCGATATCGTTCCCAGTTCCAGCGCCATACATCCTCGCGCGTTGCGGTCGATGGAAACAAAACCTCGAAGTCGGGGATCATTTGATTATGCGATGTAAAAAGAACTTGCCCGCGTTAATGCCATCAGAGTCAGCCCGAAGGATTGTCGCCGCCTTAACGTGCTTGATTCGCATGTTCGCCGTAATCCAGCACTCAGCCGCACCCTGAGAAGGATGATCCTTCTCATAACGCTTTCCGCCTTTAAATATCATTGAACGCCAAAGATTCATACCACCACTCTAGCAATTCCCAAGCCAATGCCAGAATACCAAAAAGGCCAGCGAACCCTCGAAAGCGGCCATTGTCAACTCTACGCTTTTGGTAACTTGCTTACCTGGTTGTTAGTCAACTTACCTATTGTCTGTACTTCCGCACCCTCACGAAAAGCAATGAAATCAGGCTTGAAACTCTCATCCTATACCTCCCTACCTATGGCATGAGAAGTGCAGTAGGGAGTGGTATGAACTTAAATTCTCCGTTCGCTCAAACTCTCGCCCGTGAAGTCCGCTTGTGGATTAAATCAGCCATCCGACAAGGCACGGTTAAGATGAGTGTCGATAACTTGCTGCAATGCACCGTCAGCCTGCCCCGCCTGCGCGCGGCTCGTGACCTCGAAGGCGCACCGCACGGCACAAACTGCCAATGGGCATACGCCCAGTTGTTCCGCGAGCTGTGCTCCACCGACCCGACGATCCGTAATTTCACTAACCTGTAACAATATGAACGTGCTCAAAATCATCCAGGACCTAAACGAAGATCTCAAGGCGCAACGTGAATACCCGCCGCTCGCCAGCAGCATTGATGACGCGCTCGGCGTTCACTGCGACGCCCACATTGTGGACGGGTACTCTGCTATCAGCCCTGATGGACTGGCCGCCCTGGACCAGCTCAAGCAGTTCGCCGTCGATGCCGCCGCTGACCGCATCGCCCTGCTCCAAGCTGTTCATGATCTCATGCGCTGCTTTGTCGGGGATCGCAACGCGCAAAACTGCATTGGAGAATCCGGCCGCGCTGCTGACTACGCTCGCAGCGTCATTTCAAACCTCCATTACTCCGCTCAATCCCCTCACAGTTATTAAACCCGGCCTAACGGCCACATCGAAAGAAAGCAAAATGAAAGTAACCGTAAAAGATAACGTCCTCACCATCGAAATCCCTATGGGCACCCCGGCTCCCTCCGCGTCAGGCAAGACCCTGGTCGTCGCCAGCACCCACGGCAACGTCAAAACCGATGTCATGATCCAGGGCAAGCCCGTCACCATCGGACTCAACGCCTACATCTCGGCCCGCTAACCCCGCAACCGCAACGCAGTAACAAACCGAAATAAAATGAGCAAATACACCAATACCCCACATCAAACCATCGAACAAATTTGCAGCACCGCCCAGCGCCGCGTGGCTGCCGGCGAACGCGCCGCCGATGTCGTCTCCGACCTGGTTGAAGGTTACGACCTCGGCTGGGGTTCAGCCAATGCCCAGGCAATCGAGCAAGCGGCCGGCACCTACACCCCGGACGATGCCCCCGCCCCCGACAAGGCCGCGCGCATCGCCGCCTACGAAGCCAAGCGCGAGGCCAAGGTCGAACGCCTTGAGGCCGCCGCCGATGCCCATTCCAATACCTCCAACCACCTCCACGATCGCGCCCATAAAATGGCCGAAGTCATCCCGCTCGGCCAGCCGATCCTGGTTGGTCACCACTCCGAACGTGGCGATCGCGCTTATCGCGGCCGCATCTCCTCCACCTTCGAGAAAGCTCACGAGGAACATGAGAAGGCACAATATTACGCACGGCGCGCCGCTTCCGCCTCCAGCAATCGCGCCATCTATTCCGATGACCCGGCCGCCGATGACAAGCTCAAGGCCAAAATCGCCAACGCCGAACAGCTGCAGGAAATCATGAAAGCCTGCAATGCCGCCATCCGCAAGCACGCCAAAGCCGGCCCCGCCGCTCAAATCGCCGCCCTGGTCGCCCTCGGCCGGCCCGAAGCCCAAGCCGCCGAACTCATCAAACCCGACTTCTGCGGCCGTATCGGCTTCGCTGATTACCAGCTCACCAACAACAACGCCAACATCCGCCGCATGAAAGAACGCCTGCAGCACGTCACTACCGCCCACACCCGAAACCCGGGTCGAAGGCGCCAATGCCCGCTTCGAAGATTGCCCGCCCGATAACCGCGTCCGCTTGTTCTTCCCTGGCAAGCCTTCCGCAGATGTCCGCTCTCGCCTCAAATCAGCCGGCTTCCGCTGGTCGCCCACCATCGGCGCATGGCAAGCCTTCCGTAACTGGTCCACCATCGAAACCGCAAAACGCGAGGCCGGTCTGCCCGCCTCCGAAACCGCAACTCCCACAGAACTCGGCCCAGACCGCTTCGATATGCAGGTCGAGGATAACATGCGGGATCAGTGCGGCTGCTGATAACCCGCCTACCACCAAAAGATAACCGGCTGGCCAATTATCTCGCCATCCGGTTGTCTCATTGCTGGAATCGCCAATAAAACGCCAGCACCGAATCTGGCACGGCGATTGCATACACTGAGGCATGAAATACAAGATTGAAGTTCACAGTATTGGGTACGAGGACACATTCAAGATTATTGAGGCGCCAACAAGTCAGGCTGCAAAGTCTGGTTTCAATCGGCGCGCAGCGATCATTGAATGGCTGGAGCACAACGACATCGACATTGATTCGATGGAGCTGCCGTTTGTGAGGATAACCAAGTGTAACAACCAACATTAAACGGGTCAAACAACCAATAAACAATATGGCAACATTAGTTCCCAAATCATTAGAAACGCTCTACTCGCAAAATCCGGTAAAGGCTTGTCGTTTGGCTTTACGTCAAACCGCGCGCTTGCCGGAGAATGATAGGCTCGAAGCAATCGACAAGCTGCTTGGGACTTTCGGCACTGAGGCGATTCGGGGAGACTGGCAGAATGGCTATTGGTGCGACATTGTAGCGTGCTATTGCAATACGGGGGATAGCTATGCGACTACGGTTATTCAGGTCCGCGGCGAACACAGCTTCCAATCCTCGCGTTTCATCGTATCGAGCTGGGGAGACTGGGTTGAACGCAACGAAAAGCGTTATTCGATAGTGTAACCAAACAAACAACATTAAACGGGTCAAACAAAGGACAAAATGAAAACTGAGACAAACAAATCAATCGAACCGAGTCGGCTTTGCACCCGATGCAAGGGAGCAAAGGTAATTCACCATGGCGGATTTACAGCGCTTGACGGCAAGGTGTATCCTGATAGGGATGATCCTTGCTATGCTTGCAATGGTGCCGGGCAATTCAACAAACCAGACTGGCATGAAATTATCACTTTGATCACAAAGTCGGGGCCTAATGGCAAGCGATCCTTCCGGAAGTCAAAGCCTAATTTCATGAATGAATATCGCAACAGAAACGAAGGCCGCGCTTACTTCGTATGGCGAATGATCCGCTTTCACGGCGGCGCTGACGTATGTATGCCAGTATGCGCCGATTCTGCAATTTCGGGCGATCCGTATTGGGATGAGCTTGATAAGTTCGCCAGTGAACTTGCAAAGCGGTTTTACGGCACCGATATGGCGGCCGCGTACCGATGGGCAGGCGCCCTGGGCCACAATGTGAGCATGCCCGATGGTTTGCCAGCTAGCGCTTACTCTTGCGGCCCAGTAGCAGATGAACACAAGCCCGAAAGCGAAGTCGCAGAGATCTGCTAATTCTACTTTCCCAATCCCGCGCGGATTTGTGGTCCGCGCGGTTTGCTGTACGGGAGCACCGGCCAGCCTAAACGCTGGCCTTTCTCTTTTCTTCTTGACCACAACGCTGCCAAGACTGACGCTTGCCTAATGACCGCCACTGCGGAACCACTTCCAGCCACTACCGAATCACTGCCGCGCGAATCTCAACCCGCAATCGCGACAATCCCGACCGACTCAGGGCTGATTCGCCCCTTCATCACCAAGGAAAACGCCGCCGAAATGGCCGCACGTTCCAATGCCGCACAAGCCGCACAACGCCTGGCCGATGCCCGCGCCAATTCCCCGGAAATCCCCGTCCCAGAACCAGACGCCGATTACACCGAACAACGCCTCTACCAGGTCCGCATCCGTATTCAGGAACTCGAAACCGAACTCCGCGCCGCCATCAGTAACGACGACGACGCCAAAATATCCAGACTCGGCCAAACCATCGAACGATACCAGTGCATGGAAGGCGAACTCTCTTCCAGACCCCAAAGACCTCGGCCGAATGGTGTTGGTAAGTCCTCGCCTTTCTCAGCCGTGCATGAGCTCAAAGCCCAGCCGCCGAACCGCGCGAGGAAGGCGAAACCAGCGCCCGATCCTGCCACTGCTCCGCCAAAACCGAGCGCATAACGTCACGCAAACGTCACGCGGTTTGTTGGTCTTGAGTTAAACACTAGGAAATGCGTGTTTGTTTGCGGTTTAGAAAACCGCTGACCGATTTTCAACCCCCATTTTCCCCCATGTCATGACCCCGGGCAGGTCGTGAAAGCCCGTCCTGGGGCAAGCTAGGTGGCATAAATCCAGCCCTGGTGACCCCCTACATAAACAACCGGCCTTTTATGGTGTCCGCTGTCTCTATACGGATTCCGCAGAAGTGCCATTGTAAGTTGTTGCAATGCAACGTCTGAAAATGCTCGTTTATGTACTTCCAGACTCTCTTTGTCGGTTGCGATTAGCCTCACGTTGCTTGGCCTCAGAACAGACATAGCAGAACTGGCGGCGCGGTTCGAGCTCGCGGGTCTTGCACCTTGGGCAGATGCGACCGGCTTGGTGGGCGAACTTCGGCGCGCTGGTTGCCTTGCGATAAACGCGCACGGCCTGATTCCTGGCCTCGTGGCGATGTGCGTCCTCGATTCCCATCGGAATAACGCACTCCTCGAAGAACGCACAGCGGACGCCTGGCGTTGCCAGAACGCACTTCGGTTTCGCGCCGAACGAGTAGAGCGATCCGTTATTCCGGATCCCAATGCCCTTGCAGGCGCCGAGGTTGTCTTTGTCATGCTCGTAATTCGAGCACTCTTGAGCGGCGAATTGTAGCGGTGTCATAATAAAGCGCCCGCCGCTGGTCGTCGTGCCTGACCGGCGAACCGGCCAGCGACCAGGACGGGCAAAGTGTTGTTGGAGTTGCGGCACGAACGCATGACCAATCCTCGCCCACCTCGTGCTGCAGGTCAACGACTTTCGCGCCCAGCTTTCGGCCCAGCCTTCCGTCGAGCTGCGTTTTGCCGGCCGCCCAGGTCGAACCGGCCGCCGACCGCCGCGCGGCCCGGCCGCCAGCCGAAAAGCGATGGTTAGCGAATTATCAGCCGAAATCGAGAAAACGTCAGCTTTGACCGGGGGAGGTTTTGGGGCGCCGGGTGGGGCCCGCCACGATCACTAGATCCCCCTTTTCGGTTTCGGACAGGGTTTGAAGGTTGGTTTTGCTATGGTGTGGTTGGCTGGGCAGTCAGGCGTTGAGAGGGGTTGGCCAATCGAGATTAAGTTCCCAGGAGCAGGAGCGGTTGAGTGACGAGCCTCGAGGGGCGACGCTGGCGAAGGAGCGGACGATGGCGCCGCGTGATTCCCAGAGGCGTTGTTCGTCTGAACCGGTGATTCCGAGGAGTTTATCGTCGATGGGTGAGAGCCAAGGGTTGTTGGTTGGGACGATGGGTGGTCGATCGCCTTGCCAGGCGGCGAGGTTAGGGAGGTTGGGTTGCGTCATTTGGGTGCATGAAGAGGTTGAGTTTGCCGTCTTTGAGCGGGCGCAAGGCCCAGAGGGTAGCGCCGCAATGGCAGGCGAGCAGGTCGTAGTGGCGCAGGGACGTGCGGATTTGGTGGCTGCAGCGAGGGCAGAAGGAGGAGATGCGTTCGTGGAGGAAAGGTGGGGATTTCATACGACGTAACCAAGGGCGTCAAGGAGCTGCTGTTTTTTGTTGAGCATGATGGTGCGCTTGTCTTTTTCTTTCTGCGAATACTGGGGAGTGCCGAAGGCGTCACGGGCAACGCGGTCGGACATAAGCTTGAGGGCTTCGTCAATGCGCTTGAGTTCGGTTTGACGCTTAATATCTTCGGCAACAGACGAATGACGAGATCCACGGGGGGGGATCTTGTATGCCTCTGCCTCTGCCTCTGTATGCGTTACGGATAACGAAGTAACGCCGTTACGCTTTGGATCACTATGAGGGGCAACGGTTTGTGAAACTTGTTGGTTGACTGTAACTTTTTTTTGACGGTGTCTGCGCTGTCGAATGGCGTTTGTGTAGTCGCGGTCGCGGTAGATGAAGAAATTGAGGACGAGATATCCGCCGTTTATGCGGATGAGGCGGCGGCCTTCGTGGGCTGCTGTTCGGCTGTCAGGGTCGGGTGAGCCGAGTCGTTTAAGGGCTTCCATGCCTTCTTGAATTGGTAGTTTCGCGCGGTCGACGATGCCGGGGCCTGCCGCTTCGACGAAGCCATACCAGCCGGGCGGTGCAATCCATCCGGTTTCTTCCAGGCTGTTCACATTGAGTTGGGCCTGTGGTGAATTGAATTGGGCGGGGTGAGCCATGAGAAGTGCGGTGATAAAGAGGTCTCGGGCGGGTTTATCTGGCCAGATGGATGAGTCGAGCATACCGCAGTCGAGTTTCACGAAGGGCATCACGCATCGCCTCCTTTCAGTCGGTAGATGGGCGGTTGCCCGAGCCGGCCGCAGCTACCTTTATTGACTCGGACAAGCCAGCCGTCCTGCATCATGGAATAGCAAACGCTGACGGCGTGATGGTACTCGAGGGCGGGGCTTAGGTTGCGCGGGGTGAATGTGGGCATGAGTTTGGCGAGTTCGACAACGAGGTGATAGAGGCGTCCCCGGACTCGGCCGGTTTTGCCGGAGCCAATTTTGTAGCGGTTTTTCATAATGCGGCGATAAGTTTTAGCGAGTCTCTTCGCCAATAAACCATTCCTGACGGACCATGATTTTCGTGTTCATGGTCCACGGATAATTCAAGCGATTCGATTGTGTTTCCGAAAAGTCCAGACGGGCTAACCATTCCTTCCGGTGTGTCTTTGGCCACGTTTCCTGGTCGGTGAAGGAATAAGATCCAAATTGGAAAAGGCGTTATGACGTTAACCTTTAAATAATCGTGCCAATGACGCCGATCAATTCCAGTTTGCCAGCTGCCGCTTATGCGGTGCCATGTAAAAGCTGATTTGGTTTTGGCTTCGATCCAGAATACCTTTTCGGAGTTGAACACCAGCAAATCGGGTGCAATGAGTTGTCCGTGAGCCGAGAAAATGCGCGGGCCTTTGCCGTGCGACATTTCCACTTCGTAGGCCGGCAGGACAACATAACCGCGTCCTGTGAACCACTTGGAGATTTCGCCTTCGCCAATCAGGCCGGTTTCAAGACTTTGAGCGAACGACATACGCGCAAATACCGAGATCGCTAAATCTCAGGCAAAAATCAGACTTCTCTTTTCCAAGGTAAATGATCGCTTGCCCCTGCAGTGGTGCGGCGTTGGTTTTGGTTGGATGCCAGAATCTAACGCGGGTTTTCGGGAAGCAAATTGCGGATGCGGACAGGCAAAGCGTTTGAAACCATTGCGTCTCAGTGGAGTTGTTTACCAGCACAATCGCGGCGGAAATGTCGCCTGCGTCGAAATGCTCTTTAAGTTTCGCTGAGAATTTGCCAACGAGATCGGACGCATAGGGCGGGTTCATCCAGACGCGTCCCGACCACGCTTTGGAGAGTCCATCATCTTGAGGGGTAAATATCCGGCGAGCCTTGATCACTTTGTTGGCCACCTCAGTGGATGCGGGATCAAGATCGATTGCGCCCATCACAGCACGTGCGCGGCTGGCGATTTCGTCCGGGGTATACCATTCATTGTCACCGGAGTTGTTAGCAACATGGGCTTTTGTTCGGCTCATAGTGCCATTGACTACCTGCTCGAATTTTATTGCAGGCATCTTGGCGAGCGATTGAGCGGTTGAACTCATGTTCTTGGTGATGCCGATGGCGGCGAGCGTGGGGGCTTCTGGTATTTCAGGTGGTAAGACCACCGTACCGCCTGAACGCTTATCACCGCCTATGGTTCGAGTTCCCTTTGCCCGTGGCGTAGTCAGCAGCATCTCGCCCATTTTGCGTTCAGCTCGCAGCGCATAGCCCCTGGCATATTGGACAGCTTCCTCGCCTTTCCCTTTTCGTTTTGCCCAATCCGCCGCCGTCAAAGCCAAGTCGCGGAGTTCTTTGGTTTTTTGGATGGTGTCAGCCTCAGCCAACATCACCGATGCCCTGGTGAATATTTCGAGTGAATTTTCTGCCATGTGGTTCCTTCCGTTGAACTCTCAAACGTGCCCCCAGTGGGTGTGACTCCAGACAGCGGTTGAGGAACCGATGACCGGGGGCACGTTTGAAAATTCGGATACTGTCTGTAGTCACGCTTGCGATCATGCGGATTTTTCGGGCGCAGTCAAGAGGTTTGTTCGGCGGTCCAGGATGGAGATGATTTGTTTTCCTAGGAACTCGGAATAGGCGGGAGGGATGGCATTGTAAAGATCACCTGTTATGCCTTCTTTACGACTCGCACCGCCTCCGGTTGGAATCCAGGGAGTTCCTTGAGCCTCACGAAACTCTTTTGCACTTCGACCTTTCCCACACCACGGATTGAAAACATTACGGTGATCACATTGCATTGGGGCCAACGGGAGTGAACAGTTGGATTCAAAATAGCGGTGTTTTATTATCCGCAATCCAAACATCGTTCCACAGAGCAGGATTTGTGCTTTTATCTTTGCACCCGGGACATTCTCAATTATGTAGGGCAGGCCAGATGCAATCAGTTTTTCCCTTGTTGCCACCAGGAGATCCGGGTGTTCTAAAAAGTGATTACGTTTCCGTCCCCAGACTGACGGCTTGCGGGTGTAGCCCTGACATGGAGGGCTTGCCCAGACAGCATCAAACCCAGACAAGTCAGCTTCTAGCGCATCACCCAAACGGAACTCAAACGGGTAATGCGGTTGCGGATTTATATCCCACCCAACAACCTCGAACCCGGCTCGATGCAAACCCATCGCTGCGCCACCAGCAGCACAATACAAATCAGCGATGCGCCATTTCATTTTTCGACTTGTTCCCTAATCCGTCTTGCCATCTCGATTTCTTCCGGGCGGGTGAGATAAAATTCTTGCGGCGTTGGATCGTGCGTCAAGCTGATCGTGCCCTTTGTCAGCCCGAATCTCACAATGCGACGCCATTTCTCTACCGCCTTGCGATAGCGGGCGAGCTTTTCAAGCGTTGACATAGGCGCATGTTGGCAGAACGGCGGGGGAAGGCAAGAAGCGTTTGCATGTCCAGCTAACAGAATGTCGCGTTTTGTCCAATCATTATGAATTTCAATCAAGCGGGCAATTAATAACGATCTTGTTAGTCGCTCCAAAAAGTCCAAAGGATTTGTATTGTTAATCCGCTAACGTCGCTTATGCTGGCATCGTGAATTTGAAGATTCAAAGGCGGTGCGGAACCTGCGCGGGAACCGGCGTGTTGAAAATTGTCAACCCTAGCGCCCTTCGCCAAATCCGAGAACACGCCAAAATAAGCCTTCGTCAAATGGCCATCCAAATCGGAATCTCTGCCCCATACCTGAGCGATATTGAGCGTGGCAATCGCGGTTGCCCGAAGTTGGTAGAGTCGGCATATTTCAGGCTTGAAGCGTTTGGAGAACAACCAAACAAATCCAAAGCCGGGAGGGCGAAATGAAACGAGAATGGTGCGGGCATATTGAAAAATCGCCTCGCTTATGGATATGGAGATTCGCCGGCGGCGACTGGAAAGGCATCCCTGCCAAATGGAAATTCTGTCCGATATGTGGAGCTGCACGCCCCAAAACTAAAACCCAAAACCGAAAGGCGAAATGAAAGTCAAAGCATGGAAGGCAACGGACGGAACACTGTTCGAGGACGTGGCTAAATATCAGACCCACGAACTCGACCAGATAATCATGGCTTGTGAGCAGACACACAGTGCCATTGCCAACGGCCTGATCAACCGCAAGGACGATGTAATCAACATTCTGACGCTTAAGGAATCGTCGCACCCGGCCGCGCGCAAGGCGAACGGAGCGCAGCGCAAGCCGCGCAAGGGCAAGACTGATTCTGCTGGAGGGCCACCTGTTAGCACAATGGGATTATGAGCAATTCCACCGCAATGCAGCTCGTGCCGGAGCAACCGCTTGTTCCGGCCGGCGAACTCACCATTGGCCAGGCATTTGATTGCGTGGTGGCGGGCAAGCTCAACTCGGAGCAGTTGGGCGTGATGAAGGAACTGCTGGCAATGGATGCCGAGCGGCGGTTCACCACGGCATTCGTCGCGCTGCAAAAGGATTTGCCCACCATCGTGGCAACCAGCGTGATTCCGAACCGGGGAAAATATGAGAGGTTCGAGGACGTAATGCGCGTCGTTGGCCCGCTCCTGGTGAAGCACGGCTTTAGTGTGACGTTCGACCAGACCAACGGTGCTGACATGCGGATCACGGTCAAATGCACGCTGATGCACAGCGGCGGGCATAAGATTTCAACGCCGTTCACCGTCCGGTCTGGTGGCCGCGCGGATAGCGAGATCCAAGCGGACTGCAAAGCGAGCACGACGGCGAAGCGCAACGCGATGCTGCAATGCCTGAATATCGTAATCCGTCAGGACTGTTTGAACTCGGATGAGGACGCTGGTATCGAGGGCGCGTTCATCACGCCGGAGCAGGCCAGCGCACTGCACACGCGCGTCGTGAAGTGTAAAGCGGATACGGAGGCGTTCTTAAAGTTCTGCGGTTCACCTTTGCCGATGCCGGTCGATCAAGCAACGACAACGGATTTGCAACGGGCGTTCGAGCGCATCCCGGTGGCCATCATGCGAGAGGTGGAAGAAATGCTGACGAAGAAGGAACGGAAGGGGAAATGAAAATCCTCGAAGGCGAACAAGGTTCTTACCAATGGCTCCAAAACCGGGCGGGCATTCCCACCGCATCGGAGTTCAAGAATCTGCTGACGGACGGGATGCAGATCCGCAAATGGTCAACGGAGATGCCTTTGAAATTCCTCGCGCTCAAGCTGGCCGAGAAGTGGACGGGGCACGCGCAAGCGGAGGATTTGAACACGTTTGCGATTGAGCAGGGCCGTATCGTTGAGGAACGCGCGCGGCCCTGGTATGCGCTGACCTATGGTGTCGAGGTTAAGAAAGTCGGGTTGTGCGTGACCGATGACGGTCGGGCAGGTTGTTCCCCGGATGGCCTTATCGGGGAGGATGAGGGGATCGAAATCAAATCGCCCTATGCGAAAACGCACGTTGCCTATCTTCTGGCCGGCGAGTTGCCGACCGAATACGCCGCTCAGGTCCACGGCTCGCTTTACGTCACCGGGCGCCCGCGCTGGAACTTCCTCAGCTTTCGGATGGGCTTCCCTAAGTTCGTTATCGTAGTCGAGCGTGATGAAGAAATCATCGGCAAGATCGGGGTGGCGCTTGCCGAGTTCAACGATCGGTTTGATGCGGGGTGGAAAAAGCTCTGCGAGGCGAACGGAGGCCCGCCGCCGCCGCGCGTGCAGGACAACGGGACGTATGAGCAATTTCGACGGAACCTCGAAACTCAAGCCAACCAATACGAAGGGGTAACACCATGAAATGGAAAATCGACGGTGAATACGTGGTTCCCGATCCAATGGGGCCAACCGATTGCGCGATCTGTCAAATGATTATTGGCTCAGATCGTGAAATAAACGCCCGCATCATAGCTGCCGCTCCGGACCTGCTGGAAGCGTGCAAGCAAGCCAAGAAATATTTGGAACCAGATTTAGTTGAGCCAGGAAGAACTGTGTTCTGGAATCTCGTTTCTGCCATCGCCAAAGCGGAGGCCGTATGACCGACCTCGCCCTCCTACGCCAGTTCGCTCAGGCCCAGCACGGCACGCCGGCCGGGGCGGTGATGAACGCTGCGGCTGATGAAATTGATGACCTTCGCGCCCGTTGCTACAGGATCTTGAACATTGCAGAGTCAAGTCAGCAAAAGCTGGCAGAGGCCACAAGCCTTTTGATGGACTTAGCCAATGGTAAAATACCTAGCCTGATGCCCAAAGAGCGCGGGGACCTGTGCCACGAAAAATGAACATCATCGCTGTAGATCCTGGCGCAAATGGCGGAATCGTTACATCGGTTCCAAGCATGGAGTTCGACCTTAACAGACTTCAAGCCGTGAAGATGCCTGCAACCGAGGGTGACGTTTTGGAAGTCGTTCGAGGGTTCGCCCGTGAGGCCATTGAGCAGAAAAGCGAAATGGTTGCCGTGGTTGAATCCCAAACTGGCGGCGGCGGGAAGGTGCAACGCGGCATGTTCAAGTTCGGGCGCGGCTATGGATTCATTCTCGGCGTGCTGCATACGTTGGGAATCCGAATCGAGTTGGTTGCGCCTCAGAAGTGGCAAAAGGAATTGGGTCTTGGAAAGCGGGACAAGAACGCTCCGAAAACGGAATGGAAAAACAAGCTCAAGGCACGCGCGCAACAGTTATTTCCTGCGGTCCCGGTAACTCTAGCAACGGCTGACGCTTTGTTGTTACTCGAATACTACCGGCGCACAAACGCTTGCTCTGCGCCCGAGAAAGGCGACATCAACCTATGAAAATAACTCTTGAAACCATACTCGCTTTCGATCCATGTCCAGAAGGCAAAGCATTTTTGGAAAAGTCAGGCACCGTAAGAAAGGCTTGGTCAACCTGCTCAAATATTGAGTGGATGATTTGGGGACTATCCAAGTTCAATCTGTTTGATGACATCGCTCGTGCATTTGAGTGCGATTGTGCTGAACACACGTTGCACTTTTTTGAGGAAAAATACCCGAACGACAAACGGCCACGGTTAGCAATCGAAGCCGCTCGCCGAACTATTACAGACAAATCGCCAGAAGCCGCCGCTGCCAGGGCCGCTGCCAGGGACGCTGCCAGGGATGCTGCCTGGGGCGCTGCCTTGGACGCTGCCAGGGCCGCTGCCTGGGCCGCTGCCAGGGCCGCTGCCAGGGACGCTGCCAGGGCCGCTGCCTGGGGCGCTGCCTGGGGCGCTGCCAGGGCCGCTGCCAGGGACGCTGCCAGGGCCGCTGCCAGGGCCGCTGCCTGGGACGCTGCCTGGGACGCTGCCGGGGACGCTGCCAGGGCCGCTGCCAGGGCCGCTGCCTTGGACGCTGCCAGGGCCGCTGCCTGGGCCGCTGCCGGGGACGCTGCCAGGGCCGCTGCCAGGGCCGCTGCCAGGGCCGCTGCCTGGGACGCTGAATCAAAATGGCAATGCAATCGGCTGCGTGAGTTGGTTAATCCATTCGCTAAAAACGGTTGTGTTAGCAAAGCGAAAGGCGGAAGCTAAGTTGTGTCAGTCGAATCAACATGCGCTAATTCAACAGCGCCCGGCTGTCAGGTATCCGCTGGTTTGAGGCCAGAGGATTCAGCCAGCCGGGACAATTTACCCAAACAAAGCCGGGGCGTGGCAGCAACGGCGAAATGCGATGGAAGCGAGATGGGTTATACCTCAGAGCGCGGTACCAGCCGCGATATGAGGACTGGACGTTTTCCGGGAGGGACGGTCTATAGCCGTTCCCGCGTTCGAGAAACCTGCCAGGTGTGGATACGTAAGGCCCGTAACCAATCGGGTTTTAATTTGGGGTTGCTCCCGAAGCGTGCACTAAGTCCCAAAACCGGATATGTGTCCATCGTGATAATAACCGCCAAGTGCCACGCCCCATATTATTTCCGGTGCGGTCAAGGTCCAAGAAACCTCATAGGCCGGAACCGTTGCCCGCCGTCCGCAGCGGGCAGCATTTTTAAAACAACATGAAAAAGACACTGACATTGATTCCAATCCTCGCAGCCTTGGCGCTGGCTGGCTGCTCCACGCCGAACGGCGGCATCACGCCCGCACAAATCAGCCTGGCAACCGCCGCAGCCGTCTCCGGTGTCACCATCGCAGGCCAGATGACGCCAAGCATATCGAACGACCTTAACACGGCCGCAATCGGACTGAGCATCATGAGCCAAGGAACAAACATCACGGCGCAACAGGTCATGGATGCTGTGAGCAAGATCAACGACGCCAAGGCGCGGTCCGGTGTCCTGCTCGGCGTGGCGCTGTGGCAGGCGTTCGGGCAGCAGGCCGGGGCTGACGTGGGATCGGGCCTCGCGGCGGTGTCGGACGGCATCGAAGCGGGGCTTGGCAACCCGCCGATACAGCGGACGAAACAGGTTAAGGCATGGTCTAGGCCGAACACGCGGGCAACGAAATGGGGGAGCAAGTGAGCTGCCAGCATCATTCCGAAGCTGAGTTCCAAGCGCAGTCTAGGCTTATTGAAGAAATATTTGGCCGAGCCAAGCCTTCATTTCCACAAGGAAAGATTGCTGAAAACGACAAAGGGGAATTAGCGTTCGCGGTTGCATTGGACACTGGAAAACAAGCAGTTGTGGTGCGTTTTGCAAAGCCGGTTGACTGGATTGGGTTAGATCGAGAATCAGCATTACACTTGGCTAATTTGCTGCTCCAAAAGGCAGCACAATTACCCAAGGTTGCGGCGGCGGTTATCCTTCTCCTTTTCCTCACCGGCTGCGTGTCATCTACCATCGAAACCACGTCAAAAGATGGCACCAGAACCGTTCGCAAGGTCCACAGTTTTCTTAATACGATTCAAGGCTACACTGACACCACTATTAGCCCTGATGGTGTTGAGTCACAAACCACGCTGCAAAATCTCAGCGGAGATGCGGTGATGGCCAAGACGATATTTGACGGCATGGGGAACATCCTCAAGCAGGCAGCCATAATGGCGGGCAACACGAACTTCATAAACAGCCTGACGAACCAGACCGCCTCGACCGCAACCAGCGTCCAGACGCCAGCCGGGCCGGTGAAAGTGAAGCGGCTGCAACTGAAACCGACGGCGCTGCACGCGCCCAAGTGGCAATGAAAGTCCTACGCTGGATTCTGCTCGCTGTGGCGCTGGCCCTGAGCGGCTGCGCGACTACGGGGATGAGGACCATGCCGGGAATGTATTATGGGATGTGAGACTCTAGGAACAGAACCTACACGTCGGCATAAATGTGAGTCGTGTTTGCATCTTGATATTAGCCCCAGCGAGACGCCTTGCAATAAGTGTTGTTTGATAATAGTTAATCGGAAAAATGGTTTTAGATTATCATTTTGGAAGCGTCAACCAAGGTCTTACATAGGAATTCATCACATTTCAGACATGTCAAAGACCTCAGTCCCATCACCGGGAACAAAATGAACACTTTAGCAGGCGGTAAGTTTTTGCGGTCGGGGGGGGCCGCAGGGTTTGGGCTGGCTTTAAAATGAATGAGCTACACCTTTTTGCTGGAGCAGGGGGAGGAATCCTCGGCGGAATGCTTCTCGGACATACCTGCGTCTGTGCTGTGGAAATTGAACATTACCGCAGGAAAATACTTATTGAGCGACAGCGAGACGGAATATTACCGCATTTCCCGATCTGGGATGAAATCAAAACCTTCGATGGTAGGCCCTGGAAAGGAATTGTTGAAACCGTGTGTGGTGGATTCCCCTGCCAGGACATCAGTGCAAGAGGAACAGGGAAGGGAATTGCCGGAGAAAAATCAGGGCTATGGTCTGAAATGCGGCGAATCATTTTTGAGATTCTACCCAGATACGTATTCGTGGAAAATTCACCACTCCTTATTAAGCGCGGACTTGCCATCGTGCTCGGTGATCTTGCCTCGATGGGGTATGATGCGAAATGGTGTTGTCTCGGAGCTTCCGACATCGGGGGAAGTCACCACCGGAAAAGAATCTGGATACTGGCCAACGCCAACCGAAACGGACAGTCACGGATCTGCCCACAAGGGAACGGCAATGAACATTCGATTGAACCATTTTTGCTACAGCATTCACCGCCGCGACCTAGAGCACAGTCCGAGATTCCGAGAATGGTTGATGGACGAGTTAAAGCACTCGGAGCCGGACAAGTTCCAGCAGTGGTTAGACTCGCATGGGAAACATTGAGCGTATGAAACTCCCTTCTCTCATCCTCATCCTGCTATGCGGCTGCTCCACCCCGAACCTGCCAAACCTACAGCTCATCTACCCAAGCATGACCTGTAGCGGTAAGCCCACGGTGGAAGGCTGGCGGTTGCTGAAAGCCATCGGCGCAACCAATGTCGTGTGCCTCGCCACGGCGAGCGAAGTGCCTGACCCGCCCGCAGGCTTCACGATGCACCGATTCCCGCTCAATACGTGGCAACAGTGCTTCGGCCCGGTGGCGGCGCAGATAGACGCGGCGGCGGCGGCGATAACGGAACACACGGCTACGATTTGCCGGCACGGTAAAAATCGCTCAAGGGCGGCGGTCATTGCATGGCGGGTGCGGTCATGCGGTTGGAGCAAAAAGGACGCAGTGAACGAGGCGGCTGAATACGGTTGGTGGTCGAGCTTCCCTGCACTGCTGAAATACGTGGGGAAAATGAAATGACTGACAACGAAAAGAAAAATGAAATGAAACCAAAATATATAAGCAAATCAACAAATGCGCACGTAGATGCATGGCAGGTTCAAAAGGGAAGCCCAAGGCCAGCGTGGGTTGTTAGGAGTTTCCATGACTTATTCGGCAATGGTAATCTAACTCCTGGCACCCTTGTCCCTATGGTCCGGTTCAGTAAGGATGAAGCTAAGGAAAGCGATTGGATCGTGTGTCTTGGAGGGGCTTATTCAATCCACAGCAACGAAGATTTCTGTAAGGAGTTCAATGAAACAGTTCCTTAACACCTCACCAGATTTTGATAAGTGTCCCAACTGTGGTAAACGAATGAGGAAGGATACGGAAACGTATTTCTTCTGCCTACACTGCCAAAAACTTTTTGAGCTTATTGTAAACCGTAAGCCTGTCACTCGTCGAGCTTTCCGGCGCTGCTGAAATACGTGGAGAAATTATGACAACACCCTCCGAGGACATTTTCAAAGTGCTGGTCGAATACGGATTCCCGGTGCCGATGATATTCCTGAACGATGGCGAGTATCAGTTACCCGATGAAGCATACATCGCTGGCTTGGGTAATCGCGTTCAGAAGTCCCTATACAACATGGACCCGCCGATGGACTACAAGCCAGAGCGCGGCGACTGTGATAAGTTCGCGCTTATGGCGTGGAGCCATGCGGCGGCAGAGCAATGGGTTTATGGAACGGAGGAAGCCGGGCTTGCGTTTGGTCGAGTCGGGTTAGTCACCATGGACGGTGGCGGGCATATGATTGATGGGGCGGTTCATGCCATCGCCGGTAAGCTGGTCGTGAAACTTTATGAGCCGCAAATGTCATTCCCAGACGGGACAACGGTTGTAACCAACAAATGGGCGTTAATATGCTTAAAAGAATATCCTCGGTCATCGGTGCGGCAGTTATTGCGTGTGGAGTTTTAGCCGGGTGCGCCGGCAAACAATACACCGCTGACCTGCAACCCGTCACCTATTCTGAGTTGCCCTACACCAACACGCCGCCCTGGTGGGTGACGGACACCAACTGGGTGCCGCCGCATACGGGAACGAATAAATGAGACTCGCGCTGATAATCGCAATCCTGGTGGTCTGGGGTTTGACCATCCTCGCGGCGGCGCGCATGGCGTTGAAAGGAAGACGATGAGTTTATGCGCTGATGATGCAAGGGTAGCATGTCCGCTTTTCCAAGCGGAATATGGCGGCTCGAAACCGACCTCGGCGCTCCAACTTCGTTTTTCTTCGGTTGCTGAATCCGTTTTTAAATCACTTAATGGCGAATGGCATTCTCGTTTGCCAAAGATCGGGAACTCGCACTTTCGAGTTTGCTACTCAGCAGAGTGCAACAATGTAATCTACGCGGTGGCAGCATGGTCTAATCCGGTTGCCAGATTGTTGCCACAGCAAACATGGCTTGAGCTTAGACGTTTTGCCATCGCCCCAGATGCTCCACGCTTCACGGCATCACGGATGCTAGGTTGGATGCGTCGGGATATTCTCAAACGCTTCCCGGATGTTGGTCGGCTTATTTCCTATCAGGATCTGGAAGCTCATACCGGCACAATTTACAAGGCATCTGGATGGAAACATGCTGACAATTTCAAACCTCGTGCCCGTGGATGGATTGGGTGGGGGAACCGACCTCGAAAAGGAAGAACCAATCAGGCGGTCGCGCCTCGGATGCGTTGGGAACTGGCGCTGCGTGGACGGCGCTAAGGCGGCGGCTTGACGGGCGGCGATTCGTCTCGCTGCTTGGCTTCTTCCACCTGCTGTTTCTCCCGGACGCTCGGCGGTAATGGAGCTCCGGCGTCCCCAGCCATGAACAGGCCATAGGCTGCGGCCATCTTCCAAACCCATTGGCCAGTGAACCGACACTGTTGCGCGTGTGACGGGAACCAGACCGGCCCGAGGTGTTCGAGAGCATTAGCAGCGAGATAAGCAATCGCCGCGCCCGTCGTATGCTTGTTTGCCAGCAGGGTTTGAACGTTCATGGTCCCTTTCCAATAAGTTTCCTACTTGTGAAGCAGCCAATAGACCCGTTGGAACTGCATGGCGAGGTCCATATACCACAGCACGCACGAGACGCATGTAGCGGCTAGTGCGGCGCGGGCGATGGTTTGGGCATTGCGTTTTATGTAGTTCATTGTTTGCCTTTCTTTTTATTTCCAGAAGTGATTGACCAGCAGCGCGAGGCCCGCGCCGAACAAGGAAGCCGCTCCACTAAGCGCCATTGCTCCGGTTTTAAGTCCTAGCACGTAATCCTCCAGCTTGCGAATTCGCGGCTCTCGCTCGTCCACAACCTTTCGGAGATCCATGCACAGGCCCGGTGCTGGGCAGGATGGTTTCGCTGTGAGCTGTGTAACTGAGACTTCAATTCGGTGGACGCATTCGTGGATGACCTTTAATTCGGCCCGATCTTCAGCGGCTCTGCGCTCAACTTCCCCAAGCCTCTCCTCAATCCGCGCTAGTCGTTGTTCCATAATTTCTTCATTCATGTTGGTGTTGACTGTATAGCCCGCACACGGTGTCCCGCATAAACTTGAAATCGCTTTGCCGGAGGTCGCTCAAACGAGCAGCCAGCGGGTTGTCAACCCGATAATCAGCTACAACTAAAGAATCTGATTTTCGTGTTTCCGCCTGCATAATTGCATCCGGCAAATTCATGGCACTGGCAACCTCCACTCCGGTTTACCCAACAGCAGCCACAGAATGTAAAGCAAGAGCGTCATTTGTCGTGTATCGCCCATTGCGTCGTCACTACGCGCCAGCCGCGTATGTAGTTCGTGGTCGTTGTCCCGAGCCAGATTGCTACCGTCTCGTTCGTGTCGTTAATCCACGATGGCAGGTTAGTCCACCCTTGCGGCACAGGCGGGTCGGGCGGTGGCGTTGCTGGCGTCGGCTCCTTGTGCCCCATCATACGCCAGAACTCCGCAGGATTTTCCCCATGCGTCGGCACTCTGCCACTGGGCGGGCCATAGGCGTCCCGTGATACCGTGTCCCAATCCATCAAGTTCGTTGAGTGCTGCAAGTCCCAATAAAGCGTCTCGGCACCGGGCGGATACAGAAACGGCACGGTGCGGTCGATAGTCGGCGGCACGTATTTGGCCTTGTAACCGGACAGGTTGACGATTTGCAGGCCATTCGTCGGAATATGCGGCCAGATGAGCGAGTGGAACGGTGGCCAGCCGTCCGGGTTTGCGCCCGAGGTGTCAAACATGATGACCGGAACGGGCTTGCCGTCAACTACCATGACCGTGAATGCCGGCGAGGTTGACCCTTCGCCACGTCCCCACTCGCCAACGCCGAAATCGTTTGTTAGGACAGGGTTCAATCCCAGAGCGCCAGTCTGATAAATCTCGAACACCCCGAGGTGAATATCATGCCTCGTGTTGCTGACCCAGAAACCAAGCATCCCGGACACGTCATAATTCGGTGGCATAATCCAGGCAGGTTTTATGCACGGCGGCATGTTTGACTCCAAAATCTCGATTGCGAAGTCGGTAGGATCCATCCGAATAACCTTGGTTACATTGGCCCTAAACTGCTGTCCGTCCTGAGCGGTGAACAGCAGGCTACCGGCCAGCGTGTGCAGGTTGCCAATCGCCATGTTTGGAGCAAACAGCGCACCCATCCCGCCGCCAGTATCTCCAATGAAACTACGGTCCACCGCAGGAACCAATGCTGTGTTTGTAACCAAATCCACCATGCTCGAAAAGTGCATGTTGTCGTTGGTGTTCTTGCCGTCCAGCATCGCCATGACCTCGGCGTTGACCTCCAACCGCAAATCCTTCCTGACCGTCACCGCCTTGGTCGTGCTCGGCATCGTGGGTGTCGGCGGCTGTCGCAACGCGTGTGTCGCACAGCTACACACCATAGCCAGCGCCGCAACCGCGATGAGGAGGTGTTTCATTGTTTGTGTTGCTCTTGAGCATACAAAAGATCTGACATGAACAGAAGCGAGATAAAAATTCTCATGGATATGATGACAATGTTGCCTTGTTAGTCGTTAATGTCCCCACACTGTTCTTGAACACGAGAAAAAGATTAGTTCCATCGCTCGATAACTGGCAACCGATGGTTCCGGAGCTGATGGGCACCGCTACAAGCGGAAGTATTATGGCCAGATTGGTCAACCTGCCGCCGTTGTAGGTCACTGCCGGGTTTCCTCCGTTCGTGGTCACCATCGGCCCCGCAACTGATACAAGCGGGCCAAGCGAGCCGTTAAGTCCATCCAAGCTCCAACCCGTGGCCGCGCTCACCACTACGTTGCCGCTACTGTCTAAGCCCAACATTGAGCCAACTGGGCTAGACATTGCTCCAATCTGTGCTTGAGGCACTTTGAAAGCATTGGCGATGATGGTTCCCGCATAGTCGTTTGTCAGCACTCCCGTAAGCAGTGAACCATTTCCGATGAAGTAATTAGCCTTCACGTAGTCCTGCTTGTTCGTGACTGCCGCCTGAACCGATGCCGCCGCGAACATGATAAAGAGTAAAAGTCTTAGTCTCATTTTGATTGTTCTTTCATTCGGCGCATGAGTTCCGAGGCTCGTAAACTTATTTCGGTCTGTAACGGAGACGCATCTAGTTTTTCAATAAGCAGGCAAATAGAAAACAGTGCATCGGCGGCATCTCCTATCCGAAGTCGATTGTTTTCGTCTGCTGATTTGAACTTTTGCCAGCTTTCTTCAATCAATTCTTGATCTGTTTTCATCATAGAATTAATCGCTGTCGCTGGCTCAGAACGGTAAAAATAATGTTCATTTGCTCACCTTAGTTATGACCTTACCGCCGTGCCGAACTTTTTCGTTGGACTTGCCTCCTGAGCCGATGCCGTGAACAGGACTAAGATTATGGATGAGACGGTTGCACACCGTTCTAACGTCGCATAAATGCGTCGTAGGCAGCATCTTCGTTTGTCATTCTCATCCATAAATAGTGTTCTCATTGTGATGATACCGTTTTTACAACCTTACCGCCGTATGTGAAAACTGAATTGTTGGTTATCGCTGGCGCATTTGCGCTGAACGTCGCCGTTACCGCCCTCGCCTGGCTCATGGTGACTGACGCTGTTCCGGTGCCCGTCGCGTCCCCCGACCAGCCGGCGAACGTTGAACCAGAGTCAGCCGTTGCCGTGAGCGTGACCACTGTTCCGGTGTCGTAGGCTGCGGAACAGGTAGCGCCGCAGTTGATGCTCGTTCCGGTCACGGTGCCGGTGCCGCCGCCGGCTTTGGTGACGGTAAGGGTGTATTCGGTGTTGGTGCCAGGCCCGGATGGCGGAGGACCGCTGGTCGCTGTTCCGCCGCCGTGGGCCAAACCATAAACGTCGCCAGCGGATAGGGTGCGATTGTGGATCTTCAACTCGTCAATTCGGCCAACAAAAATACCGTTATTGGGGAACTGGTCATCTGGTGTCACCGGCCTGTCCCCGGTTCCTATAATCCACGTTCCGCCGTGCGTGCTCGAACCGATAATGACATTGTGCGCCTTGTCTGAAAGTTGCAGGAATGGAACGCCAAGCGTGTTTGTAAAAATTGGAAGCCCATCCACGTAGCCGATGATGATATCATTCGTCGCATCCCACGCGGCTGCTATGTGCTGCCATGTGCTGACCGCAGGGGTTGGAAACGAAATAAGCGCACGCCGGGCCCCTCCCGTGAAAAGCGTAAAGACCATGTTGTCATAATTGTATGCCGACACGTCCCATGACCCTTCTGTTCCGGTTCCATCCAACCACCCGGCACTCCATAGCGTAGCTGCCCCAAGGTTTTGATTAGTGATGAACCACCAGCACGACCATGTTCCATTCGTCAGGAAGTTTATGCCGTCCCAATTCGTGACCCCAAAATATGTTCCAATCGTGTGCGCCCCTGGTCCTTCAGTGTCAACAGTGTTGTAAACAGCCCACTCCTCAACGGTTCCCAGTTCAATGAACTCTGCCGCTGTGTTGCCCACCTTGCCCGGCGCTGTTGATGGAGCATAATTGGTCATCCCCACATCGGTTTGGGTCCGGTTCGTAACGGTCAGCGCATGGTTGCCGTGTCCGCTCATGTCCAGCGCGAACGCCCCTCGCCCGTTTGTGTAAGTCTCGAAATCATAGTAGAGCACCAGAGAAGAATCCCACTCGTAAGCCCCAATGTCCCAACCGGCACCCGAACCCCTTACGGAACCGTCAGCGTCCAGGGCAATCCCAGGAATACTTAGCGCCGAGAGATTTGTTCCGTTATCCTTCGCAACGGTGTCTGTCGCAAAAAAGTGCAAGTCGGGAACGTAGTTCGACGCATTCACAAAGGCCGGGATGCTGCTGCTGTTGCCAGTGTAAAACCCGCCGGCGTTTGCGGCTTCGGCGGTATTATAGTAGGTGAATGTTCCGCCCGGCCATAGACCGATGAGTTTGGACGGCCCGCAAACGATGTTGTGGTCGAACAAAAGATCGCCCTGAGTAGCTGGTTCAAGTGACGTGAACTGCGCCGCGCCGACCATCCCCCCGGTCCCGGTGTAGAAGATGTTATTCTGAACGCGGGACGCCTTTATTATCAGCGGGTAGGAACTACTGCCTCCGATGTTTACCGCCACGTTGTTTGTCCCGTAAAACGTGTTCCCCGCATAGACGACGTTTGACAGCGTGGCTGAGGCTACCCAGTCGTTGGCAAACATGAACGTCACCCCCGAAGAATACTGGAACGTCTCATAGAAAACATTGTCGATAACCCACAAACCTCCGTACAGTCCCTGTGTAAGTTCGGGGTATAACGTGCTGCCCGTAACTCCGCTGACATTGCCTATGATATTTCGGATGATGTGAACGTCATCTATCCCTCCCTGGAAACCGTCCGGGTGAGCGATGGCCGGGTACGCTGTATCGCGCAGCACACAGTTTGAAATCGTGACACCGCCTCCGTCGATCACCATAAGGTTGTTATGCCATCGTTCCGCGAGACAGTCATGTATCCTCACCGAGTCAGGCCCGAACCCGAGTTGGTTGCCACATTGGAAAGCCGATGACCAGTTATCGTGTACCCAGCAATAGGCCATCTCGATATTGCAGCCGTTGGTAGCGACGGCGGGCTCAAGGAAAACCGCGACGGGGGAATCCCCGGCAAGGGTGTTTCCGACTCCGGTTATCTCCAGACCAAGAAACCTGATGCCGACAGCGTTTGCCGTCCCAACTCCAGAATCCAACCCCCCGGCAGCGTTGGCTAGTCCGGTCTGGACTATTCGCCAGCCGATATTGTTGGTTATCGCCGTCAGCGGCGTATTGATGAATGACACGCTCTTGCGTCCATCGAATGTTTGCCAATCCGACTTGGTGCCGATTCCACCGTTGAGCGTCACCAGACCATTATGGCCGTCCTCCCGAGACACCTGAAACGTGACAGGAGCGATGCTTGTGCCATTCGTGTATGTCACTAAGCTCCCGGAGTAGGTCGCACCATTGGTTCCGCCGTCGATGTAAACGATGTCGCCCGCCTGGAGTGCCGACCAGAGGATCGAGTTGAATCCCAACCACGCATTGGCCCATGACACTCCCGAGTTGTTCCCCGCAACCGCCAATGGGCTGATATACCAATTCGTCTGGTGCGAAGCGGAATTTGGCATACGCAACTGACCAGCCGCAGCCGGTGAATAGCCGAGCGTGTTGGTCATTTGCGCCAGGAAGTAATTGGTGGTCCCAGCCCCTATTCCAGTCAGATCATACTTAGCACCATCCAAGTTCAGTGGGACTTGCGTCCAAGTGTTGCTATCCGTGCTGTGCTGAATGTAGTAGCCAGTGGCATTTATAGCCGTATTCTTCACGGCATATTCTATTGTCCCTGCATCACCTATGGTCGTGATGCTCTGGAATGTGGGCGCTACCGGGGGACCGTTCGGAGCACACTCGATATACGAAATCGGCTTGTTCATGGCCTCCGAGTTTCCGGTACCGGCCACTGAGTTTGTCGAAACGACGCGGAAGTAATAGACCGTGTTAAGCGCAAAATTCGTGGTGATGGTGTATGTAACCGAGGCTTGTCCTGGAACGTAGTATTGCAGCAGGTTCACGCTATCGAACGTGTCCGACGTATCCTGCTGCACCGTGTATCCGTCGATCAATCCCCCAGAGGTTTGCCACGTCAGCGTCATTTGGTTCGTCGTAACTGTTGAACCCCCCAATCCAAGCGGCGGCATGTCCCCGGTACATTTAATCGGCCCCGCATAAGTGCTGGACTCGGTTGCATTCACCGCTTTGAGCCTGAACCATCTATTGCTCGACCACGGAACGGCCCCCTGATCGTAGGCGGTAGCGTTCATTGCCCGCGAGTCGAAATAAAAGAAGTCAACGCCGTTCGTGCTGATCTCGATTTGGTAGCCAGTTTCGTTGTCTGCATTATCTGACCACCGAAATTGATACAGCACGGCGCGCTGCGCCGCGTCGTTGTAGAAGTCTGATGGGTCGGTGCGAAAGTTTGTCGGGGCGTTGATCGTCGCGCCACAAACCAGCACGGACAGGAACAGGATGGTGATTGCCCTTACCATGACGGGTAAAACTTTCCTGCACCATTGGCCCAAATCTCCTGCACTTCGGAAATGCTAATCACCCTAGACCAGAATATAGTCTCGTCCGTGTATGCCGTAGTCCCGCCGAACTGGACGCTTTCCGTGGATGAATTGATGCCGTCCGTTGTAGCCGTGTTCACAAACGGCCCACCGTTGACAGAGATACTGCCAATCGCGTTCGTGGAGTTGAACGTGGTGACGATCAGAAACCATGCCGCGCCGGTGAAGTTGGTTGCCGATGTTGCGGAAAAGCTCCCGCCGTCTCCAACATTGCGGACGCTGAATGCCGGGAAACATGGACCAGTCCCAGTCAGATAACACGACCATGCGTTGCCACCAGTGCCCCAACGTTGAAACAAAGTCTCCCCATCATGACCCAATGACGCCGGGTTCACCCACGATGCGACAGAGAAGCTGCTTTGCGTTTTGAACACCGATTCATTGTTCGTCCAGAAGGCCGTGCCTGCACCCGAACCGGAGAAGTTGCCTTGAATGTGCGGCGTGCGCTTTTGCGTTGCGCCCGATACCAGCATCGTGTGGCTGTTGCCCGTCGCGTCAGGCTGGTCCGTAGCGTCGTTGGCTTCCATCTCCCAGACCGCAACCAGCCCGGTCGTCAGCCCATTTCCGCCACCGCTAACCCCATTCGTCGGATTCGCCGTGGCCACCGAGGACGTGATGCTCCCGTAGGAATTGGTGATGACCACGCTGTAGTTGTTCGTGAGCATGATGTTGCTGGCGGTCATACTGGCGGTTGTCACTCCGGAGTAATCAATACCGTTGGCAAGGTTCACAGCATTGCTGCGCCATTGGTAATAAAGAGTCGCATCTCCACTGGCCGTCACTGTGAACACGGGCGATGAATTTGTCGGGCCTGTCCAACTCGAAGGTTGGACGCTAATACTTGGAGATACACCCGATGGAAGGTTCGTGTTTTGAGTCACGGTAGAACCTGTTAGGATGCACCAATGCACCTTATTCGTGTCCGTTGGGTCGTCGCTTTCAATGTCGAATGACACGCCCTCAACGATTGTCTTATCGTTTACGACAACGCCGCTGTGGTAGCCATCCTGCGTGTGGTAAGTCACCAGTGTAGCATTGGTGGCGCTCGCATAGCTGGTCAACACGCGGTTGGTTCCCGAGGCCAGCGTGACGATGCCGCTGATGTTTGTCGGGATGGTGGCGCTGGTTAGGTAATTGGAAGATTGAAGGTCTGCGGCCAGTTGTGCAGCAGTGATGTAATTCGATGACCCCACCTGCGATCCGACCTGAGCCGAGTTCATATAATTCGACAGGACAAGTTGAGCGGCAACGGTCACAGCGAAGTCGAGCACGTTTGTGTGCCAGATGTTGGTCTGCGTACTGCCTGACGCCGTTGCGCTTACGATGTAGGTGTTTCCGTTGGTGACGATCGAAAATCCGTTGGAGAACACCAGCGATGCTGGAGGCCCGACTACGTAATTAGAAGTTCCTACCAAACCGCCAACCGACGCAATGAAATCGGTCATTTGGAGATGGGTGATGTTAGTTTGAGCCGGAACAATGATCGTCACCGATCCGCCTCCGTTGTCCGTGGCCCTGACGCCCGTAAAGTTCAACGAGTTGACCCCGACCGATACCGCCGTCAGGTTGGTATAGACCGAACTGACCGCGTTGCTCGCGCTGCCGGCCGCCGCAATAATGGTCAAATTGGTAGGCGTCAGCACGAAAGACACGTTGGCCCCAGCCTTAACGACTTTAGTGAACGCGGTCACCGCATCGAGGTTTGTCGTGAATTCCATGTGGACAAACGGCGGTGGATACGGCGTGGGAGCTGATCCCATGCCAGATACGGTGATTGCCAGGAAGGCAATCAGTGCAAGAAAAGTCCTCATACGGTTGGACTAAAAACGAGAATCCAGGTGTTTCCAGACTTGCAATAAAACGAAGCAGCATCGGTGTCCACGTAGGTATCACCGGAGTTGCCGAGGCTGTCGGATGGGACTCCAGCGCCGCTTAATCCGCTTCCCCCACCGGGGACGACCGTAACCGTTTCGGCCACAGATACGAGTCCTGGGGTGTAATTTCCGAATTGGTCTTTCATAATTAGCTCACTTTCTGCCAGCCGGTGTTGGTTGCGCCCGTGTCCGTCTTGTCCCATTGCGAGCCGTCGGTGAGGCTGTAGTACTTGGCAGGGTTCGTGGCCGTGATAACGCCGTTCGGGTCGGTGGCAGTGCCGGAGAACACCGCCTGGGCGCTGGCACCCACTACAGTCAAGCTTGGGTCCTGGTCTTTGCCGACAAGCACCCATCCCATGGCTTGAGTGCCGGCGAACTTCACCCAAAGGTCGTTGGTAAGCAGGTCGCGGTAACGCGTGCCGACGTTGGATGATACCGCGCCTTCCGGTGAGCCATTCCCGCTGAGTTTCCCAACGGGGCCGACGGTCGAAGGGAGGACATTGACAAATGGGCCAGTGCGACCACGAAACGGAACGAAATTTTCCATACGCGCAAAGGTAATGCTACGACGGGTTTAACGGAACATCGGATGCCGCACCCTTAGTTCCATGCTCTAAGTTCTCACTTTTGGTAACAGTAACGTGCTCCGGTGTTGGACCGTCATCAACGCCAAAGGCACGCCAACTGTATTTGGCGTCATCTCCCAATTCCAAGTCCATCCAACAAACGGCATCATCATACTTGGCCTTTTGTGGCATGAAACACCAGCATCCCAAGTCCTCGGCCCCCTTTTTAAACGGGGACCCGCAGGTTTGCAGCGGCGAATACCACAGCGGACAGCCCTTGCAGCAAGCCAAGCGCGCCTCCAAGGTTCCATGTGGAACATGCGTCCCTCGAATAACGACCGTCCACAGGGACATGGCCCGCCCGATGCGGCGCCAGGCGATGCGGGAGAACACGTCAGACCAGCCGGCAGCAACCAGCAGGGCCACGCACCAGCGCAGGTTAAAAGCGAACGCTGAGCACAGAGTTTTCAAGGCTACGCTCTTTCTGGACGCTCAGGCGCACGGATTGGGTGAGTTCATCAGACAACTCGCTGAGGGTGTCGTACGTCAAGGCGTCGAAAACGTGCTTCTTCGGGTCGCCGGGGTCGATGGCGCGCTGTCCCTTGCCCTTACGGATAGTTTTGAGCATGTCGATAATGGCGGGACATTTCACCCTGGATACGAACAACCGCTCCTGAAACAGCATTTTGCGGGTTAATTCGACGCGCAAAGCGACGGACCCGGCGCCCTTGCCGCGCTTGAAATCGGCCGCCATCAGCGTAATAACGCCGTCGGAAGCGTCGAAGATGTGCTGGTGCCAGTAACGGTCAGAGAACGGCACCCGCATATCGAACACCATCCGGTCAGACCAATGACGCCAGAGAACCGGGGACCCGATGACCTTCTCCCAGAATCGCATCTTGAGCACCATATCCTCGACGAACTCGTGCAGGTCGAAGTCCTGGCCGACGATGACAAGTTCATCGAGCACTTTCATTACCGGAACGACCTTTTCGACCAGTTTCCCCTCGATTTCAACTTGGTCGATGCGGAATGCCTTCTCGGTGATGACCGCCGCGCAGTTGCGGCCGCCCGGGTCCCAGCCGGTTTGCAGTTCCGTGCAGCCATCCTCCGGCACCATGATTTCCTGGTCCTCTGACCCTGAAAAGAATTCGGGGATGGCATGGAACAGGGGCCGGAACACGTCGAAGAACAGGGCATCGGAGGCCGCCGTAACCCATTTCCCGTAATAATACGCCTGCAGCAACGTGTCGTTGTGCGCGAAGTCGGCGCGGAGCTGGGCTTTCTTCTCGTCGCTGAGCGACAGGTTATCATCGACGGTGAATTCGATGAGTTTAAGGGCGTTTTGGAGCGGAACGAAGTCCGACGCCGGCAGGTCCGGGTACAGCTTCTCGATGTCTTCGGGTGACGCCTTCTTGAACTCGTACCAGAGCTTGTAAATCCACGATTGCACGCCTTGGTCGAGGTCCGGGTTGGTGTCGGCCAGGAACAGCATGTCATCGGATTGCAGGTGCGGTTCGCGCAACTGTTGTTTGAGGGCGGTGAACGTTGCCCGCTTCTTGAATTTGGACAACTCGTTGATCCAGATCATCGAATACGACCGGCCCTTGAATCGGTGCTCGACTTCATCCTCATTTTTAAGGGATTCGAGCGTGATTCGGGTCTGGTTACCGTGGCGGTTTGAGACGATGCAGCATGGCTTTTTCGTGACGTGCTGGACGTAAGGCTCGCGGACCCAGTGCATACCGAATCCGGCATTGATCCACTCGGGCAGGAAGATTTCTGTCAGGTGTTGCCAGATGCCGCTGTCCACTCCGACGGATTGGGTGATGGCCAGCAGGCAGATATTGCCCCGATCGGTGTCCCAAGCGTGCTGACAAACCGCATGATGGCACGCAAAAGTCTTGGCCGCCCACCTGGGCCCGGACAGCAGGATCATGTTTTCTGTCACGGGCGCGAAACACGCATCCATGACTTCTTCTTGCTTAGGAAACAAGGATGGCCGCCAAATGGACTCTGACGATTTCGCTTGCAAAGGACGCTTTACCGTTTCACGTTAAGCTATCTTTGTGAATTTTCACAATCAATTCAAGAACTTCGTATGCCACCAATGAACATCCAGATGAGCGACATGGCCCCGCAACGCGGCCAGATGATGAACGACGAAGCCGGCGAGTTGGACAATCGGCTTTCGCTCAACCCCAACGACGACCGCTGGAAATCGACGGTTGGCGCGTGGCAAGACGGGGAGAAATACACCGTCACGCTCCAGGTGCAGCAGGTCAGCCCGGGCGAGTTCGAGGTTGTTTCGCTCCAATCTCAGGAAGCTGAGGAACAAGCCGAACCCGAAACGGACTCCGGCGCTCCAGCAGCGAAGGCAGGCCCGTCGTATCCGAACCCAGCCATCCAGAAGGAACTTGAGGCCGAGGGGTGATCGATCTCCCTTACCTGAAATCGGTCGGTGTCGATTCCGGGGCGTACAAGAAGATCTTCACCCTCGAACGCGCCGACATGCCCCAGCGTGTCCGCAAGCTGGTGGACACCCTCAGCGCGCGAAACCGGGACGGCATCACCCTTAACCTGACCGAGTGGCGCGCCTTCGCCGCCATCGACTACGCCTACGACGTCCCGTTCAATCAGACCACGCCCACCCTGGTCCAGCATATCATGGCCAAATGTGGCGAGGACGGGAAAGGTCTGGGCGAAAGCGAGATCCGGGGTGAGTTATCCGCTTGGGGGTTGAGTGAGGATACGCTGTTTCGGAAGGGACCCGACGGTAAGAAATGCCTCGATGTCCCGGTTTTGTTAAACATTTTCATCCCGATCGTCAAAAGCTACTCAACAGCCGTTACTGCCCGCATATTCAACGAGCGCAACACGGTCCCGCTGTTCCCCTATCGCCCGTTGAAAGCAGACAGCGAACGTGACGAGTTGCTGTGCGAGATCATCACCGACCGGATTAACGTCACGTCGAACGATTACGGCTACCCGTCTGTCATGCGTCAGGCCATCCTGCAGGCGCTCAAATACGCCGTGTGCCTGGCCTTCCCGCGTGAGCAATGGCACGTCGAACGGCAGGAGGACGGACCCGATAAAGAGAACCGTTACATCGTCAAGGAAGGGATCCGCTACGTCATCCCAGATCCGACCCGGATGTTCTACGATTTGTCCCACCCGCTCACGTCGTTCAATTCCGATACCGGGTGCGAGTTTGCGGCGCATTGGAGCGTCGTTCGTTACTCCGACATCCTCGACAACCCGGCGTATTGGAATCGGCGCAAGATCACGTTCGGGACCAACTGGATGCAGGACCAGCGTTGGGCCGGTTACCAGGAGTTTTTTCCCTGCCAACTCAAGTTCCCCGATCCCGTCTATCGCGGCACGTTATCGCGCGAGGACAAGTTCTCCATCTACAACACGACGAATGACCGGGACAAAGCCGTGTTCAAGACGGAGATGTTCTGCAAGATCAACCCGCGCACATACGGGTTGAGCAGCTATAATCACCCGGTTTGGCATCGGTTCGTGCTGGCCAGCGACGACACTGTGCTGTGGTGCGAGCCGTTCGCTTACAATCCGGTCTGGTTCATGGGTTACGACCACGACGAACAGGCCGGCCGCAACCCCAGCTTCGCCCTCGAATTGATCCCATGGCAGGATTTACTCGGGCAGATCCTTAGCCAGATGCTTTTGACCGCGCAACAGAACCTCACCAATGCCACGTTCTACGACACCGAGATGGTGAACAAAGAGGACGTACGCGCGTTCGAGAAACTGGGGCATGGTCGATATTCGTCACAAAACTTCATCCCGTTCAGCAGCTTCCAGCGGCAACGGGCAGGGTTAGCCACCGAGAAAGCGTTTATTCCCGTGCAGCTTGCCAAGGCGCCCGTGGGCGAGTTCATGAACATCATGAGCACGGTCCTGAACCTCATGGAACGTGTGCTTGGCATCAGCGCCCAGGAAGCCGGGGCGGCCGCCAGCCATCAGCAGAGCAAGGCGGAAGTCGTCCAGACCGGTGGCTCGACCAACAACCGGCGCCAATTCACCGCCTCGTATATCGACGAAGGCATAGATGCGTGGATGGGCCAGCAATACGACGCGCACATGGCTTTTGCGGACCCGAGCGTATCCGCCCAGGTATCAGCCGACGTGCCCAACCTCGAAAAGCACTTGGAGGACCTCGGGTTTAAGGTCGAACATCAGGGCAAGGAAAAGTGGACGGTGAGCGGGCACAAGCGCGCGCTCGACCTCGACGGTTTCGCCTCGCGCAACCAGGGGCCGGATGTCGGACGCGAGAAAGAGGTGTCTCAGGCCGTGTTCCAACTGGTCCAGACCATTGCCGGCCAACAGGATTTGCACCAGAAAGTCGGTGCCGACAACCTGCTCAAGCTGATTTTGATGGCATCCAAGCTCGCCGGGGCGCCGCGCGACCTTAAGCTAAAGACCAAGCCCGACGATGGTAAAGGCGGGCAGGTTGACCCGGCGATGGCCGAGTTGTTGAAGAAGATGCACGAGAGCATTTTGCAGGAAGTGGATGAGAAAGTGGGAAAACCCGCCGCCCAAGCCGCAGCTCAAGCCGAGCAGCAGATTACGCAGTTGGAACAGGCGATCAAGGGGATGATGCCCGTCGTCCAGAAGGCGCAGCAGGCGACCGATGCGACGGCGATCAAGGCCAAAGAAGCCGCCCAGGAAATGCAGTTGGACCAAGCCAAGTTCCAAGCTGAGCAAGCCCGCGCGCAGCAGGCGCATCAAGCCAAACTACAGCGCGAGCAGGAGGCCGCTCAGGTCAAACTCGGGATTGAACGTCAGAAAGCGTCTGCCGAGATCCAAGCGGTGGGTGTTAAGGCTGCTGGTGACGTTGCCATTGCTCACGCCCAAGCAAACGCCCCCGCGCCCAACAAGGTCAGCGAGTCGATTTCGTACAAGGATGCCCCCGAGGAGATCAGGGCCCAGATGGAACAGCAGGCCGGGATGACGCCGCCGACCAAGCGCACGTATCCGAAGAAGGAAGTTGCGGCTAAGCCTAAGTCACAGGGCTAAGCCCGGGGTGACGTTGGTTCGGCTTTCGATCATCGTCAGATACTCCGGGTTAAGGTCAATCAGCACGGCGCTGCGCCCAAGCTCAAGCGCAACCTTGCCCGTTGTCCCGCTGCCGCCGAACGGGTCAAGGACTGTGGCCGGCACAACATCGGCGCAGCCGCATTCGCAGGCTGGTGCCCATCCGGTGGTTTTCTTTCCCGGAAACGGATTATCGTGGGCACCGCCAGCCTTACGAGCGGCATTAACACTTGCTAAAATATTACGGCCCGCGCTGGATGGATCTGACTGACTGTGCTTGCCATTGTAATCCTTTTTTCCGGCCGACTCTTGCCGCTCAAGAATCCGCACCCATCCCGCCCCGCACTTCGGGCAGCAGCCACGGGCGCTGGTCCCGGCAAGGATGCACGGCTTGATCAAGTCAGGAGGGAACGTGGCAAAGTGCGCCTCGCTGTAGGGCGCGGTGGCGATGGTCCAGACGGTACGGCGGTTGCGGGACGACGGCATAACGGCCATCGCCGCGTCAAAGCTGTCATTGTTTTTGATACCACTCCCAGCCTCAGCTCGTTTGCGGTTTGCATAAGCCAGCAGCCCCGCCTTGGTTCGCTGCAAGCCATCCCCATTTTCATAGGCTGATTGGCCTTTGGGCGGGTTAACATTTCCCGGCAGTCTCGGGTGAGTATTTTCACTGCTCTGCTCCTTTATCGCCTCAGCATCGTAGAAATATCGCTGGCTCTTGCTCAGCAGGAACACATATTCATGCGCCTTGGTAGGCCTATCGGTGACGCTCTCGGGCATCGGGTTGGGCTTCGACCAGATGATGTCACTGCGTAAATACCAACCGTCCGCGCGCAAAGCAAAGGCCAGCATCCATGGAATGCCAACGAGGTCTTTGGGCTTGCAACCTTGAACTAAGCCAAGCCCGTCTCGGGTGCGGGGTGATTCAAGTTTTACAATGCCGTCAGTCCTACTACTTCCCGGTCGAGTATGATGTTGCTTTCCTCCATCTTCGCGTTGGCATCCACCTGTCCCGTTATGGTTCGAATATCCAGCACCGGCATAGCTATCCCCAATATTCACCCAAAGCGTTCCATCCCCGCGCAGCACCCGTTTCACCTCGCGAAACACCACCACCATGCGGGCAATGTACTCCTCCGGCGTCTTTTCCATGCCCATCTCCAGCGGCTTGAGCGGATGGCCTTTGGGTAGGTAGGATCGCAACCCCCAGTACGGTGGCGAGGTGATCGCGCAATGAACAGATTCATCTGGCAGCGTGAGCAACTGCTGCAAAGCATCACCGGATAGGACTTTGACTGAGGGTGTCATAAATAAAAGCCCCATGCCGCCAACTCGTAACGCGGCCGATTTGAGAAATCAGCCAAGCCAACGACATGGGAAATTGTAAGCCGCGTTACTGGCATGACGCCATCATGCACGGACGCGCCGCACTCGTCAACAAAGAAAAAGCTTGCCATCCAACAAACTATGTGAAAAATCACAACTTGTGATCGTTTGCGATCAAATCGTCCTCACCGCCGAGAAAGCGAAAGAACTCCGCAACTGGCTTGACCGCCCCGGCCTGAACATCCTGCTCGACGTGGCCGCAAGTCAGGTGAAGTACCACGAGGCCCTTGCTCTCAATAATGCGGTGGAGGCGAAGAAGCGCCCGCTCAAGGGCACGATTAGCGAGACGGAGATCGAGGAAGCGTTTCGTTACGCGACGTTTATTGACGTGCTCAATGAATTTGCCCATGCCCAGGAGTTCAAGACTACCAAATTGACCTAATTATGCCAGCCACCGCTACACCGCCCAAAGATCCCGTAACCGGGAAGTTCCTGCCCAAGACCGAACCGCAGACGTCCGCAGACGTTCCGCCTGTTGACAAACAGCCCGAGGAACCCAAGGCCGTTCCGCAGGCGGTAGAGGATTTCTTCGAGCAAGGCATCGGGATCAGGGTCAAGAAGAAGGACCAAGCACCGCCGCCAGAGGAGAAGGAGAAAGAGGACGCACCGCCTGCGCCACCGGCCAAGCCCAAGGCCGCTAAGCCCAGGCCCGCCCGCCAGGAGCCGGCGATGACGGCCCAGGACATTGCGACCGCGACTGCCGAAGCCGTTGCCCGGGTGATGAAGCCCGCCGCTCCGGCCACCGAAAAGGAGGAGGAATTCAAACTGCCCGCCGAGGTTCACGAGACGGTTGCGGTACTCGAGCAGATGGAAAAGCTCTACGGTGACCGTTACAAGGGGTTGTCGAAGAAATACACCGATTCCTTGGCCAAGCTCGACAAATACGCCAAGGAATGGGAAACGGCCAATCCTGGTCAGGAATTTGATGAGAACGCGCCCGAACACGCCGCGTTCTTTGAGGCCAATGACGTGACATGGGAGGACAAGGATGAAGTTCAGGCCCGGGTGAAGCTGGAGGTCGAGCGCGAACTGGCCCCCGAACGCGAGCGCCGCGCGCAAGAGGCCCGCGTCCAGGCCGCCCAGCCCAAGCTGGCCGAGTTGACGACCGAGGCGGGCAACCTGTTCTGGTCCTTGCATGACGTGAAGGACCCGTCCAAGTTCGATGACCCGGTTGCCGCCCCGCACCTACAGCGACAGGCCAATATCCTAAACTTCGAGACGTCCGTTTTGTTCAAGGTGATGAACGGGCTTGAGAAATGGATGGAGCAGGAGCCACCGGTCGGACGCACCCAGGAGGAACGGATGCGCCATGATGTTTGGCTCGCGCAACAGGAGATGAGCCGGTTCGCTGCCGCCGAGGAAGCCAAGTTCGCCGCCAAGCCCGAGGTCGAAACCGTCGATGCGGAGGGGCGCCGTTTCCTGCCGGCTGAGCAGTATTACAAGACGCCCAAGGCGCAGCGCGCGGACTATTGGACGTTCAGCGTGAACGACGTTGCGGCCCTGCGCGCGAAGCATTTGGCGCAAGAAGCCAAGAAAACCATCACCGCCGAGGAAGAAAGACTGTCCAGAATCGCCAAAGCGCGGGGGTGGGATAAGGGTACGGCGCAAGTTAAGAACGGGAAACCTGCCGTCGAGGAAGAAGAAGAAACGACAGTGATAGACGATGGCAAGCCGACTTCGCCTGAGTCAGCGCCGGAATCAAAAGTGGCAGCAACGCGGCGCGGCGCCAAGCCGAACAACGAAGATTTCGCAAGTTCTTTCATTTCAGCAGGCATCGGGGGACGTTAGTTCAGACGCGGCGATGCCGCATAACTGAACTAACGTATGCCACTAGATCCTGTTGCCTTCGCAAAATGCGCGCCGTCCATCGGCACGAATATCAAACAGTGCGGAACCGTCACCGTCTGCAATAACAAGCCCGTCACCGCCGACGAGCTTTCCAGCCTATTCAAGAAAGGCTCGGATTACCGGGTGATGGAGGCCCTGTTTCATCACGACATCGAAATCAAGCAGTGCGAGGCGGTCCAGAATGGCCTTTATGACTTCTTCATGGCCAACCGGGTGCCGTTGAACAAGAATTTCCAGACCCGCCGCAAGAACTCCGGCCTGCTCGAAATCGCCCCGTTCATCCTCGCGCGCCAGTTCAGCCCGATCAACAACGCCTACTGGAACGTTTCGGCGGGCGAAGCCAGCGGCAACAACTGGTCCGTGCGCGTCACGTCCTCGACCAATATCCCGAACGATGTCCGGTCATTCCCGGCCGGGATGCGGGTGTATATCGACGGCAAGAGCGCCGGGGGCAGCACCACGCACACCGCCTGGAAGATCGTCAGCGCCACCTTGGCCGGTGACAGCAGCTACATCACTCTCGTGCTGACCGGCCAGAACACGGCCTCGGCGCTCGCGGCCGACAAGTTGGGCAGTCCCGCCACCGGGCTCCTGATGCGCGGCACGCCGAATGTCTCGGATTACGAGAAGTTCTGCGCCGAACAACCGGGTTACCTCAACTGGAAGGACGTTCCGTTCTGGTTCGAGACGACCCGTAACACGATGTGTACGTCCAGCCAGTATCGCAAGTGGCGCAAGCTGGCGATGGAAAACCCGCTTTACCGCGAATACGGCGACCTGGACGACATCCAGAAGAACAAACAGATCGCCTCCGACTGGCAGAAGCGACTCGTGGACACGATGATGTGGGGTAAGCCCCTCGTTGGCCAGAACGCCAACGATTACGACACCCTCGACGACATCACCTCGTTCACCATGACCGCGCTCGATAACGTCAGCGTCACCGTTGGCGCCGACGGCGGGACCTGCGTGGGCAAGCGCGCGAACCTCGTAGGCATCTACGAGCAGTTGGCCGAGTGCGGGCGCGTAGCCGACCTCCAAAACGGTCAGTTGAACCTGCCGGCCCTGTTCGCTGAACTCTACAACATGATGCGGATCCGCCAGGGCAACGGTCATCCCAAGCCCCGCGTGTTCGACCTGTTCACCGACTCCGTTTTCGCGGAACTGATCAATCAGGCGATGATCAAGTATTACAACGCGAAGTCGGACAACATGCTGCGGCTCACCAAGAGCGTTGACCGAGACATCAAGGAAGCCGAGTTCGGTTTCATGTATGAATCCTACCGGCTGTTCTGGCCGCAGGGCATGACCATCAACGTCATCACGCACGAATATTTCGACGATTACGTTGCCGCTGCCGCAAACAGCCCCGCCGCCATCGTCGGGACCAAGCTGTGGATTCTGGATTTCACCGGGATTTACCCGGGCATCGTCGCCAGCAACCGGAAGGTGTTCACCACGGGCGAACTCGAAAAGCTCGCGGCCCTCATCCCCGATTACGCCTGCGTTATGGCGACCAACACCCAGGAACAGACCTTGAACAGCCTGACCTGGACAATGATCGTCGAGTGCCCGATGGGCAACCTGATCCTCGAAGGTATCGAACCGATCGTGCCGGAACACGCCACGCGCAGCGGCACCTATCCGAGCGAGACGACCAGCACAACGAGCACGACGTTTGCGCCTTTTACGGGCTAGTGGCTTGACATTGGTTTTAGTATTGACTCGAAAGGCACTCTGACGTGACGTTAGGGTGCCTTTTTGGCAAACTTATGAGCAAAGTTTTCTTCGTTAAAGAACTTCTGACCAACGCATACCTTGTCGGGGGTAAAGCCGTGCCGTTCATCGCCCTGCACAATAACCGGGGCATCATCGAGCTGGACACCGAAACGGACGCTGTGCTGGCGACCGCATTGAGCGAGGCTGCGTCCAAGAGCAAGGGCGGGATTGTCCGCGTCACGGCCGAGCAGGCTGAGGAAGTAAAAAAAAACTCCCCACCATTGAATCCATCCGAGCCGCAAAAGCCCAAAGACGTGCTGAGAATCATGCCCGATCCCAAAGATCTGTTTCGTCGCCGCACTACGGAGGCGGATGCCGCTCCTGCGGCGGTTGACCCGAGCCTTGGTGCGCTGTTGAGCAAGTCCAAAACGCCAGTGCCCGATGCGCCCGCCCAAGCCACGGAAGCGAAGAACGGGAAAGAGGCTGGGTCAGGCAAGTTCAAGCCGGCCACCAAGAAGGTGACGGAGGAAGCTGCAAAATAGGTGCTGACCTTTGGCCAGTTCAAGACTGCAATTCGCCAAATCGTATGGTCGACGGGCGAAGCTCCCAACCACGTCGTTCCCCATGATAAATGGTTTATCGACGCCCTGATTGACCTGCAGGCGTCCGTCCTGTGCTTGCAACAGGACAATACCGACATCGTTCCCCAATGCGCCACGCTGTTCAAATGCGGGTTAACCGTGCTGGATGCCCCGCGCGGCGGGATACACCGTGTCAGCGTCGTTGACCGCCTGGCCGCTGACGCCACGGAAAGCGCCGAGGCTGACGTTGATTGGTGTTCGGAACTCGAGTACGTCCAAGTCGAGCCGTGTTGCCTACGCCAATGGCTGAGCCTGAACGCTCGCAACAACCTCGGTTCATGCTTTTCATGGTATTGGGGCCTTGCCCCGCTGTTATGCGGATGGGACCGAGCCCCGGAACCAACCGACGAAGGTGTTGACGCGACTTTGCCGGCGCTACCCCTTGGGCATCATTATCCCCAGACTTCGACGGACAAGCCGAACCGGGCACGGTCGGGTCGGTGGATGCTCGAGCGTGGGAAGATCTACATTTACCCGTCCATCCAGAGCACGGAAAGCGTGCTGATCATGTGGGACGGAATCAAACGAACGTGGTCGGATACCGACCCCATCGACGAGGACCCCCTGTTGGCGAGTGCCGTCGAGGAATGGATGCGCTGGAAACATGCCGAACGTTACGATCGGGACCTCACCATCGCCCAGACCGCCGAGGCCGCCTACGCCCGGGGCCGGTCGGAGTTGATCCACCAATGCCGCGAGGAAACGCGGGTGCGCGGGTGCGAGCCGTCCTACGCCCGGAGTGCCAATGTCACCGCCCTGTTCTTTAACGACACGGCGGGCCATGCCACGGCGATTTGTCCGTCTGGACAGACCGGGGATCCGGTTTCCGTCACGATTGCCGTGGGAACGGTCAGCAGTTCAGTCTCGGTAGCCGATGCCAACCTAAAGGCCAACGATGCAGCTAAAGCCCAAGCCGACGCACAACTGGTTTGCGTCCCTGTTACGCCACAAGTCCCCAACGACGAGAAATCAGCAACAGCTTATTGCGCGGCTGCGGCTGACGCCCCGCCGCCCGACGGCGATCCGCAGACCGTAATCATCCCGGCCGGGACTTACTTTGCCGACACGAAAGACTTGGCCAATCAACTCGCCCAGGCCGCCGCAAATGAGCAGGCTGCCGCCAAGCTGGTCGGCACCTGCACTTGGTGGAATCGGGAGGTGTCATATACGGCAAGTTGCCCCGATGATCCGAGCATCACTGACACGCGCGTTATTCCAATGCACACGCTTAGTTCCCAAATTAGTCAGGCGGATGCTGATTGGCTGGCGTTGAATGACCCGCTCAGCGGGGCTATTGCCATGGCGCAGTCGCACCTTGTTTGCCCTGCCGGTGGTCCGTTTGGGAATACCCTGCTCGACATGCCGCCGCGTGCGACCAATTGCACGGTGCCAGGAGGACCTACGGGAAGCCATTCATGCACGGTATTTATCCGGGTGCGTGTTCATGCTGATACCGTCTCCAGGCCAACATTGCAACAGGCAAACCAAGATGCGCTCTCGCTCGCCACGCAGTTAGGCATCGCCTACGGCTTGAACCTGTGCTCCCCGACATATTGCGGTCGAACGTTTTACATCATGGTTGATTCGACTGGAATTCACGGCCCGTCACTCACCCCGATACCATGAACTTCGGCCGCGTAACAACCGCTCCCTGCGTCAACGTCCCCGCGCCACCGGACACCCGCTGCGATGATCCCGGGTTCGCCATTCTTAACCCCGGCGTTTGCCCCTCAACCCAATCTCTCATCATCAAGCCCGCCGTGGCACTGACCTGCCAGCTCAGTTCCATCCAATTCGGCGCGTTTACCACGATCAACGGGACGGAAGTGGACGTCACCGCCAGCACCATCTTTACCACGAGCGACCCGAATATTGCCGTCGTCGGCGCCATCAGCGGCAACGCAACCGGCATGTCGGCTGGGGACGTGGTTATCACTGGCACGTATCTGGGGATGACTGCCCAGGCCGAGTTGACCGTTCTCGGGGATACCGAGTGCGTCGGGGGCCGTTGCGTGGCGCATGTCGGGATTATGGTGGTCGTGGACACGTCCAAATCCATGTCGCTCGCGTTTTCGTCTGGATATTCCACTCGCCTGTCCTACGCCAAGGCCGCCGCAACGCGGTTCATCAGCGAAATCAACGCCAGCAAGGACCAGGTTGGGCTGATGGTGTTCAACGACCCGGACGACACCGTACTCGAGCCAATCAGCAGCGACATTACAGCCGTCGGCGCCGCTGTGGCAGGTATCACCCAGACGCAGAACAAGACCGCCTTCGTAGAAGCCCTGAACACGGCCATAACCGAACTCAACGATGCGTCGGTTGATCGGAGAGTGATCGTTCTCATCTCCGATGGTGAAGATTCGTCTGATCCCGGGCTCGGGTTGGTGACCGAGGCCGTCAATCTGGCCAACGATTTCAAGCAGCAAGGCGGGATCATCATTTGCCTCGGGTGCAGAGCCTCCGGTAGTGGATATAGCCTTCTATCCGCCCTAGCTACCGGAGGTTTCTTCCTCAACGGCTATCCCGCCGTGCAGGATACCACGCTCGATTACCTGTCCGGACTTAAAGGCTACATCTGCGCCGGCAACTGCATCCCCGCAGGCGACCACTACACGTATGAAGGCGCATTGGATTACGACTCGTTCATCAACTGGGACGTGATCGACGGGAAAGTTGACCTGATTGGCAAAGATTTCATCGACATTCTTCCCGGGAACGGCCTTTACGTGGATATGTCGGGCAGTTCCGCCCCGTGGAATGGCGTGCTGCGCTCGAAAGTCACCTACGCACTGACCTCCGGCCACGTATATCGTTTTAGCGTTTCGTTAGCTGGCAATCAGCGTTGGGACCCATTGAACCCGCCCCCGGCTTGGGCCGGCCAGGACCTTACCCAAACGACAAAGTTGCAGGTTTACGATAGCGGCGGGGGCAATGTCCTGCTCAGCCAGGTCGTCAGTCTGGATTGGAAACAGAATTTCACCGATTACTCGTTCTCGTTCACTGCCCCGGCAAACATGAACGTTTACTTGTCCATCGACCAATCGGTTTCTCCGATTCCATGCGCTGCCGGGATGCTGCTGGACCGGGTATCGTTCGACGACATGACCGACCTATCGCAGTTGCTCTATGACGATTTCGACCACGAAAATCCGGTTTATGTCCCGCCCGCGTGCGGCGTGGGAACAACCTGGGTCTGGTTGCCCAACCTCGCCCAATACGGCTATGCGACCGGCCAGGATTGCTACGGTGGATACGGTTGCCTGAGCGAGCCGCCCGCCGCGCAACTGCCCGACCCGAACCCGCTGGCCAACGTCGAAGCCAATTACACGCCGCCGACCACTTACACGAGCACCCGCCAGGCGTGCGCGAGTTGCGCGACGGGGACAGACAACGTGCCTGAGAACTTGATACCGGTCATGACGAGCGCAACCACGCCGTCGGGCGAGGCGTCCGCGTCCACCGAAGCGTCTGCGGCAAATCCGGCTTGGAAAGCATTTACGGGGGTGTCGGGGGATAGCTGGATCGCCGTTTCCTCGGGGTTCCCGCCCGTCACCGACTTCCCGCAATGGCTACGCTATTCGTTCGATGCGGCTGTCATCGTCACGAGCTGGTCGGTTGACGTGTTCTGGTCGAGCGTGGTTTACCCTCAAACGGTCAAATTCCAAGGGTCGAACGACGGGACAACGTGGACGGACCTCGACTCGCGCATCGTGTCCCCAACCGATACGCAGCCTTACGCGATCACTACACCCGCGTCCTACCTCCATTATCGCCTGTACATATATGGCACCAACGCGCCATTCGGTCAGCCGATGATCGTTTGGGTGTTGAAACTGACCATGTTCGGGACGACCGCCCCAACCCAAGTCTGCAAGACGGCTACGGCAACGAGCACTAGCAGCCAACAGGATGCCGATAACAAGGCGTATGCGGCCGCGCTCCTATTGGCCCAGGCTGAACTGAATTGCCAAACGGTTTACAGCGCCACGGAACATTACACGGCAAGCTGCGATTACGGTTTGTTCGCAGTTTCCCGCAGTGCCACGGCGACGAGCCTCATCAGCCAAGCGGACGCCTCGTCGAAGGCTTTAGCTGCCGCGAAATATGACGCTGAGACTTCACTGGATTGCGGAGGGAGTACGAATAACCAAGCCTACCAAGTCCCGGCAACGGGCTGGTTGAACCAAACTGGACCCGCCGCGCCGTTTCCTGGGACCAAAGTCATAACTGGAGGGCCATCTAGCATAACAAAAGTTACGGTCACGCTGACCGGCCTTGTTCACGCTTTCCCATCGGACATTCATTGCGTCCTGCAATCACCTTCTGGGACGCTAGTCGAGTTCCTGCGCAACGCTTCACAGGGCGCAACCCATCAACCTGGCGTAAACCTTGTGTTCGATGATGATGCAGCTAGCGTATTGCCCCCTGGGCCGCCACCGACTACTGCGCCCGCGCCGATGACATCTGGCACGTGGAAGCCAAGTTGCTTTGGTGCTCAAGCGAATTATCCAGGGCCAGGACCTGCCGTGCCATTCAATGAAACGCTGGCGTCGTTCGCTGGGGAGAATGCGAATGGTAATTGGTATCTTTGGATTTGGGATGCTGAACCTGCCGACCTTGGCGTGCTTTACGGAGGATGGGACATAACGATTGCATAAAAACGGTTGGAACCTTGTTGATTCCAACCGTTTAACCAACCTAGCCAAACCAAACCACAGCCAACTAGGGCTAACCCAACCATACCCCGCCGCACACAGGCCTGTCTCACCGCACCAACCCCAACCGTACCGGCCTTGCGGCCCGAACCTCACCAGACCACAGCGCAGCTCGACATTCCACGCCTCGCCACACTGTTCCAAGCCTTGCCTCCGCCGAACTCACCACGCCCGATCTCAGCTTGCCATACCCTGCCGGGCTTTCGCCCCGAACCAGACCATGCCTAACCGGGTCATGCCAACCCACACCGGACCAGGGACTACCTAGCCAAACCTCGACCTTCCTTGCATCGCCAGATTCAATCCTCAAGAATCTCGAAGCTGGTGACGTTGAACCGTCCGAAAGATGGTCGAAAATCAGCGAGCCCAATCAGCTTACCCGCCGCCTGGATTGTCGCGTTCAAAAGTTGCGGGTTGATATATTCTGGCAGGTTGACCAGAAGGATGAACTTCGCTTTCCAACCCTCTTTCATCGCCGGGCGGAAGCGAGTCACGGCGTTGCGTTGAATCACTACTCGGCGCTGGTCCATGTAATCCCAGTCTTTAGCCCCCAGGCTGGCGAGATGCGTGAGACTGATAATGGCGGCCTTGAACAAGTCCATCGCGCTCTTGCGCGGGCTGCGCGGGTCCTGCTGAAACTTCGCTGCGTTGACGATGGCACCGCGCAGGTATTCTCCGGGGATACAAACCTCGCCTTTGTCATTCCGATAGACGTAGCTCTCCGTGTCGTCAGTTTTCTTTTCCTTGCTGCCTTTTTTGGCGTTGGCCTTTGAGGCGACCGATTCGCAGTTCCAGCGGTGAAACAAAATCGGGGCCGTGCCCTCGATTTCGATTTCAACCCGATAAGGCATCTGCATTTCAATGCCATTGGTTGCGCCGTTCGTTGGTGACTCACCGCCGATGGCTGTGAGATTATTACGCTCTGTTGTTTTCATAATGAAGGAACCAGACCGTACCACGCCTCACCTGGCCCGACCTAACCGCAGCGTACACTGGCGAACCAGACCGAACCGAGCCGCGTGGCCAAGCACCCGCTCACCAGAGTTCATCCGGTTCGATTGGGAATCGAGCCCACTAGCGGGCAGGTGCAAATCTTCGTTTGTTAGTATGCGTTTCACAGGGATGAATCTGTTTAACGAACCAAGCAAATCACATTGGCATAAAAGTGTCAATAGATTATTTTCAACCAAAAAATAGTTCAAAATAGTTCTGGACAGAGTGGGCCACTTTGGGCATAATGCGGCCACGATGTCAAAGACGCATGACAAACTTCACCGGGTCCGGGTTCCTTTGGATCTTTACGCGCAACTCAGAGACTTGCAATCCAGGATGGTCGGCAACCTTTCTCTTAACCAAGTGGCCGAGGTTGTATTGCGCGCTGGCGTCAAGATTGTTGCCTACGAAGTCGTCAATGGGTGGAAGCCCTTTCCCCGCAAGACGCGACGAACTGACAACCTGATCAAGAAATTCCCATGAAACTCATCAGGGGTTTATCAATATGCGGGACCATCAGCGCAATCGTCGCCTTTACCATCATGCGGTCGTGGCAAGCATCTTCGTTTCTGTGGAACATCGCCACCGCCTGCTATGCGACGGCATTATTGGGATTACAAATCAAAAGAAATGACCCGCACTGAACAAATCAACACGATACCCGAACGCGAGAAGCGCCAATGGTGGGCAGTCCATAACGGCGACGTGCTCGAAGTCACAGGCTACAGTTGCGCACCGAACAATCCGGATTGCTGGTGGTGCCCAAAGGCTGGTTATACCCTTACCGTTGGCCATCACTTGTTCGAGACAGAGAAGGCTGCACTAAAAAAGGCGATTCTGGAAGTCGAGGACGAACTTAAAGAGGCGCAAGCTGATATGCGAAAGTTAACCAAGAGGCTAGAAAGGCTAGAGGAATGACGCCTTTTTTGTCAGCCATCTGTCTCACGTACGCGCGCCAGCCTTGGCTCGAAGAAGCCATTGACTGCTTTCTCAAGCAGGATTACACCGGCCCGAAGGAGATGTTGATCGTTAACACGTTCCCGCGCCAGAAGCTCAGCCTCGTCCTGCCTCCGACATTGAATTGCGAGCAACCGAATATCCGCATCATCAATCTCGACACCCGCCCGCCGTCCCTCGGGGACGCACGCAACCTCGCCATTGAAGCCGCGCTTGGGACGCATATCGTGACGTGGGACGATGACGACTGGTATCTGCCCGGCCACCTGAGCGCCATCGCCAAGGGGTATCATGAGGAAACGGATTGGGTGTTCCTGCGCCAGCAGTTTTATTTGGACGGCCAGCGCATCGTGTCCATCGTTCCCGGGTCTTGCCCCGTGTTCAGCTTTACGAAGCGGGCTTGGAAAGCCGTTGGCGGTTACCCGGCGCTGGGCGTAGGCGAGGACCGGGCCATTGTCGGCAAGATCACCAGCACGCACAAAGGCGAGCGGGTCGAACTGCGACCGGACGAGATCACGTTCATGTATCGCTGGGGACAGGGCGTGTTTCACATGAGCGGAGAAGGGGATGATCGGCCCGGGCACGCCACGGCGCACGATCGCATAGCGGATTTCATCAATCATCGTGCGGATAACGGCAGCATCCCGACGGGGCCCATCGAGTTGCATCCCAAGGCAGCGTTGGACATCAGCAAGCTGGCCAGCGATTACATTGAGCGTTTGCACGGCTCAAAAAAAAATGAGTGCGTTATCGTCCAACTCGGCCGGTTCGGGGACATAATCAACGTGCTGCCCATCGCCCGCCATATCGCGGAGAACTACGCCAAGCCGAAGTGGATGGTTTCACGCGAATTCGCGTCTGTACTCGAGGGGGTCAGCTACGTCGAACCGCTGGTGGTTGACCTGCGCAACGACCAGATCAAGGAAGCAATGTCGGTTGCGCGGCGGGATTTCAGGAACGTCATCCAGACGCAGATTTGGGGCTTGGGCTACTCGACGGAGAAGCTGTGCCCGAGTTACAACATGGAATCATGGCGGTCGGCTGGCCTGCTGTCGAAGTTCAAGGACCCGACTTGGTTCCCGTGGTTCGACCGTCGGGATGCGGAGCGCGAGATGTTGCTGCGTACAAAGCTCTCCTTTGAAGGCAAGCCCCTACTGTTGGTGAACGTCACTTCTAGCACGTCCAGCCCATTTCCGCAAGGCCCCGATGTTCTGGCGAAGATCGTCGAACGCTGGGGGAAACAATTCGCCGTGGTCAACATGGCTGACCTCAAGCTCCATCGGATCTTCGATGTGCTCGGGCTGATGGACGTGGCCGTTTGCGTGGTCAGCATCGACACCGCACTCCTGCATCTGGCGGCGGCGAGCCATGTCCCCGTTGTCGCCTTGACGAACCCAAAGCCGTGGTTGGGCACGGTTTGCCGCTGCAACTGCGTCAAGAGCTTCACCTACGACGAAGCTCTGGCTGACTTCGAAGCGGTGCAAAATGCCATCGGTGGCATCCTCCGAGTAATGGCACGCCCTTTGAAAGCGACCGTTCAGCAAGCCCCCGAACGTTACATCATCCACGCCGTCGAGCGACACAACGAAGGCGACCAGAAAGAGCAGCAGCGTCGGGGCTACGCTCAATCCTCATGGGACCGGCTTTACGAGCAAGGCGTCATGCCCGCTCATTACTGGAAGTACTCGAGGACGGCGCAATCCATCGGGGACAGGCGAGCGTTGCCGTTTCTCAAGGACGTACTGCAGAACGCGATGAACCAGGGCGGCCCGGACGACATTATCATGCTGACCAATGACGACGTGCATCTGCACGATGACCTGCCCGAACTACTCCGGTTCCACGTTGCGGTCTATGGCGCCTGCTGCGCTCAACGCTGCGAATACATCGGGCAACGGGTTATTGCGTCAGCTTCACCCGAGGTTCACGCACGCAGCAGCTCTCCGCACATGGGGCGTGACCTGTTCGCCTTCACCAAACGCTGGTTGCTGGCCAAGTGGGATGAAATCCCAGACTTCATCCTCGGCGCGTCGGATTGGGACCTGTGCATGGCGTCCATGATCCGACTGGAGAACGGAGTCCAATCCAACCGCCAGAACTTGGAGCAAGTCATCTTTCCGTCGGAATTGCCTCGTGGATACGTGATGCACCAAGCGCACAGTCCGCACTGGGCGGCACCGAACAATGTGAACAAGGCGGCGAGTCAGCGGCATAACCGGACGCTGTTCAAGGCGTGGGCGGCCAAGCACATGCCTGGGCTAAAGTTCCACCCGGGAGACGTGATATGACCGTCGTTTTTATTGCTTGGGGGTCCTATGCGGGCTTCGACGATGCCGTGCGTTGCGCTGTAGCCCGAGCAGGTTGCCCGGTGAAAGTCTTTTCTGACCCGCAAATATCCGTCCCCGGTGCGTCCTGCTTTCACATTCCCAAATCCAAATATGAGGACGTGCTGTTGCGGCTGGTTCCGCAGAAGGAACGGGCACGGTCGCTTGAACGCTGGCTTGTGCTCTATGATTTGATGATGCAATACGATCTTGTCCCACCGGTCCTGTTAGCGGATTGGGATATGCTTCTCTTTAGCGACCTTGGAGAAGCGTTAAAGCCATTCTCGGATTGCGACCTCGGCGTGACTATGGATGAACGTGGAAACGCGTCGGCGGCCTACTTCATCAATCGATTCCGGGTCCTCGTGGCGTTCGAGTCGATGGTGGGGACGATGGTTAAATGCCACTCGCCACGCCTGAGTGTCATTAACGACATGGTTGCGTGGTGGGACGTGCGCTGCTTCCATGGGTTCAAGGCTGGCAACTTGAGCGAGGCCCACAACGGCAGCGTGTTCGATCACAACATCGGTGAGTCTGCCGGATACGACATGCGCGATGGAGCCAAGAGCGTTCTTTGGGGCAACGGAATCCCGTATTTCACTCGTTCTGACAAACTGATGGTGAGCGCCAACGTCCTTCACTGTTGGGGCCCTGCCAAGACGCGAACGACGGAATTTCGAGAGGCAGCAGGAATACCATGAACGCCGTAATCACCATCGCGTATCACGGTCAGGGGCAGGCCATCTTCGACATGACGCTTCCGTATTGGGTGAATCACGGGTTGCCCGTCGTTGTCCTGACGCCATGGGACGATCCGATTAAGTCAGCATTCCAAACGGTGTACAACGGGTTAAGTTCCGTCTTGGGTCCAAAAGCACGCCATCGCATTGTCAACAACCTCGCGTGGTTCGTCGCCAGTCCGTTCGATTACGCCATCTTTACCGAGGCCGACACCATCTGCATGGCCGACCAGATAGATTTCCAACCAGGATTTCACGGCATCGTTCATAACAACGGCGACACTCGTTACCTGAGGCCGGAATACGCCTGTGCGCCGTGGATGCTGGACAAGGAAAGCGCCGTCAAAATGCTCGACGTGGCCTTGAACCGACCTGACGTTTGCGAGCGCGGTTCTGACGATAGGTTTTATTCGGGACTGTCTTTCGTGGCCGAAGTGCCGATGTTGGATTACGACCCGATTGGGTATGCGGAGAACACGATCACCGACGCGAAGTTGATCCCGCCTGGCACAGAATGGATTCACGGCATCAAGAGCAAGGCGGTGCTCCAAGCCGTCCTCGACTGGTTATATGGGTCTGTGTAAAATTACAATCGAAGAACTGCGGAGGCATTTGCCGGCCAAAATCCTATCGTTCGGCTACCCTGGGCGCATCGAGGAAGTCGATATGACAGGCAGCACGCTGACCTGTGTGGACCTGTTCAGGCACCATGGTTGCGAGGAGGTCGTTGACCTATCCCTGCCGATGCCGTTGGATTTTCCGTGCGACTTCGACGTTGTTCTGGACTGCGGCACGACGGAGCATGTTGCCAATCCCGCCCAGTCGTTCCTTAATGCGGCCGGTTCGGTGAAGCATGGCGGGGCCGTCATTCATCATCTGCCCATCAGTTGCATCAATCACGGGTATTGGAACGTGTGCCCGATTTGGTTCAGGGACTTTTACGCGGTCAACGGATTCACCATCCATCGGATAGAGTTGACCGAGGAAATTGGGACCGAAAACACGCAGCGTCCGTGGCCGGATAATCCTTACTACCCATTTCCGGTATGCCTCAATCACCTGATTCTCGTCGTCGCACGCCGGGATTCTTTTAGCACGGTTCGGTTGCCTCAGTGCCAGCCTCATTGGATACCAAAATGAACATCGTCGCTTTCACCTGCAACTATTGGCACGACGAGGCTATGGCCAAGGCTAAGCTCGAATCGTTTGGCCTTCTGCGTAAGCGGCTGTTCCACCTGTTTCACCCGCAGCATTTCTTCGTGTCTTGCGGCACGTACAGCAATCCGCAGTTCACGCCCTTGGGGATCGGCATCCCGATAGTCAATTCCGGTCTGCACCTGAGCCGCCCCTACAACATCTACAACTGGCACTATTCCCTCGCGGCGTTCACGGCCGCAGCGTGGAACGTCATCTTGAATCATCGTGACGCCGACCTGATCATCAACCTCGACGCCGACGTGCTGGTTGGTTCAGTCGATTTCCACTCGCTTATCGAGGAATTCATGAAGCGTCCCGAGCTGGTCGTTACCCCAGGTTGGAACGGTTACATGGACACCGGCTGGATGGCGTGGAAGCCTGCTGGCATCGTCTGGTTCGCGCACTCGCGCCGTTGCCCCAATCTCATCGAGGACGGCAACCGCACCATGCTTTGCGAGCAGGAAATGGCCGAGATCTTCAAAGGACGCTGGTGGAATCCGTGGCCGGAGTTCAGGATCATGCGCCAGGATTACGGCTACATCCAAAACCCGCCCAGTGATCACGAGGCTATGCGCTGGCCTTTTGTCGCTAACCCGAGCCCAACGCTCAAGGCGCGTTACCCGGAGAAACAACCGATACCTTTATGACCAACGACGAACTATTGACCCGAGTCGAACAACTGGCCGGCCCGCAGCGCGCGCCGAGCTTTCGGATGGCGGTGGAATTCCTATTACGCCAAACCTTTCCCAACATCGTCGAGACGGGCTGCTATCGTGGCAACCCCGCCGACGGCCAAAGCACGCTGATTTGGGCTGAGGTCATCAGGCACATCGGACGGGGGGCGTTCTCGTCATTCGACAACAACGAGGAACACTGCAAGGTTGCTCAGAAGATGCTTACCGAGCACGGCATTTACAATGATGGTTCAATTATTCCCGTCTATTTCGAGGACTCGATTAGAGCCCTTCGGTATGTGGGGATGAATGGCCCAATTTCGCTTTGCTACCTCGACAGCTACGACCACGACGAAAACGACGCTGCACCATGCCAGCGCCATCAGCTTGCCGAAGTCGGCGCGGTCCTGGGCGCGATGCAGACGCCGGGAGCCATCCTGCTCGACGATTGCGATTTCAAGAGCGGCGGTAAATGCGGCATGTCGGCGCCATTCCTCGAAAGCCGGGGATGGAAGCTCGCCTACTCGGGGTATCAACGGCTGTATTTGAACGCATGATTTATGGCCTTAATCCACAAACATACTGATAAAGATTGGTGCCACATCTGCGGAAGGCGCGAGGACAAAACGGCAGATGTGTGGTTTCCAAACAATGCCGAACACGATAATAAGACCTCGAAATATATTCGCATTTGTAGGTCTTGTGCGGAGTTCATAATTCACGCCTGCGATGGCGCAAGAATCGAGACAAAGAAGTGAGTCGCCTCCACGTCATCTCCATCGCCCTGGACGCAATCCACTTCCTGCCTACGCAACTTGCGACCCTGCATCGGTTGCCGTCGCATGTGGATTGGACGTGGCACGTCGTCGAAGGCGTGGCCGCTCCGGTCAAGGATACAGCTTGGGTGAAGCCAATCCCGGCACGCCTGAGCCGAGACGGTACGACAGAATTCTTGAACGGGTTGCGGTCGCACCCACGGGTGAAGGTGTACCAGAAGCAGATGTGGCCGGGGAAAACGGCGATGTTCAACGAGGCGATGCGGACCATTCGTGAGCCGGGGACGCTGCTGCAAATTGATGCCGATGAGATTTGGGATGCCGAACAGATTACGAAGATTGCTGGCCTATTCCCCGAACGGCGTAATTGCGCTCGATTCAAGTGCCGCTATTATGTGGGGCCAAACATCATCACGGTCGGGGAGAATTGTTACGGAGACAACCCCGGAGAGTGGCTAAGGGCTTGGTCTTTCGAGCCCGGGATGCGCTTCGAGACGCACGAACCGCCAAAGATTCATGGCATGGTCGAGTACTGTATGCCCAAGGAGATCATGACGGTTCTGGGCCTTACCTTTGACCATTTCGCTTACGTGTTCGAGTCCCAGGTCCGATTCAAGGAAACTTACTATGGATACAAGAACGCGGTGCTCCAGTGGAACACACTCCAGCGCAACCGGCAATGGCCGGTAAAACGGCTCAAGGATTGGCTCAACTGGACCGATAATCGTGTAGGTGCAGATTTGGTTTACCGACCATGAAAAATTCTGAAAAGACCGTGAGTGCGAAGTCGGGGGCGATTTGGCTCGACTGCGACAATCTGACTTTTATGAAAAAAGCCAAGCGATCACTCGATACACCTTTCAGCAAGAAACAATGGCTGGACGAAGCCATCAGTACAAAACAGCGACGTCTTGCCAGGAAATATGGGACACCTGCAGAGTTCGCTGCCGCGTGTTATGCCTGCTGCCCGGAGTTCATTTCAATGACCGAAGCGAAACAGGCCAGTGAAAAATATAACCGCGAATGGGAGGCAGCTGGTAAATGAAAACCCTAGTTGCAACCATCCATTCCGGCATGGCCGATCGCGTGCGCGCGCTGCTGGCGTTCAACCGCTTGGCTGCGAGGACGGGGCGAGAGTTCCTGTTCATCTGGCAGGCGAATGAGCATTGCGGCGCTCAGTTCGAGGACGTGTTTCACAGCGACAGGCCCATCGTCACGCCGGATGACCCTTGGCCGGACATTCCGTATTACGAATTCGACGCCAACCCATGGGTTACGCTGGAGAAGGAGGTCAACAAGCTCAGCGATGTCGAGGTCATCAAGGTAAAGTCGTTCGCCGTCGGCCAGCCCTACGACGATTTCGGGACGTGGTTGAAGTTCACGAAGGAGATCCAGGCTACGGCTGACGAGTTCGTAATCAACTGGCTCCATGGCCGGACACTGGGTTGTCACATTCGCGCTCGGGACAAGTTCACCGAGGGCGTCACCCCGCCGCTAACGTGGTTCACGGACATGCTGGATGATGTGGGATCTGCTCGTCAAATCTTCCTCGCCTCAGACAGCCTTGAAGTGCGTCGTGCGCTGGAGGTTAAATATGGGACTCGCTTAGTAGAGATCCAATACAAGTCCCTCAACTGCGCCGAGGCCCAAGGCGTGGTCGATGCGGCGACCGAGCTCGCCATCCTGCGCCAGTGCAAGACGCTGGTACTCTCGCCTTACAGCGGGTTTAGCCGGATGGCGATGCGGCGGGATACGTTGGACAAGGTGGGATTAGCCGTTCAGCAACCAGCATGAAATATGAAAAGAGAACATCCGCACAGGGCAGGGACTTGGGATTGGATCACTTTCCTTGTTACGGGACCTGAACCGAAGTTGGAGGCATTTGTGAGTAAGGCGTGCGTCGAGGTATTTGACCGCAGGAAACAAACGCTCCGCTGCCGCGCTTTTGGTGATGCCGAGGACCGGGGACAGAAAGCTTACGAGCGAGCCGTGCAAGCGGCAAAGGACGCTGACGTAACCCTGCAAGACCTCTGTGAAGGCAATCCGCTGCCAAAAACAGCTCGGTCTTATTTGCTTGGTAGCGGGGCTCACGTTACGGTGACAGACCACTCCGAGGAATACCCAATCGTCGTCACGGGAAGCCACGGCATGAAGTGGGGTAAAGCGTGACCATAAGCATCATAGTCGCATCCATAAACGACTCGGAGTTGAGCAACACCGTGCGCTCCATCCGCGAGACGGCTGGCGACCGGCCCGAGGTCATCGTCGTGGACGACCAATCCAGCACGCCCGTCGTGTGTGAGGACGCAAACCGCGTCATTCACAACCGCTGGCAATGCGGGTGCGCTCCGTCCCGCCATATCGGGGCCATGGCCGCTAATGGGACGCATCTGCTGTTTATCGACGCACACAGCCGCTTTCAACCCGGTTGGTACGAGAAAGCTATGCAACGGCTCGATGCCAGGCCGACAACGGTCTATTGCGCGACGTGCATCGGCTTGGACTTCAAGAACATGGACATGAGCCTGCCGACCTGCCCACGGTATCACGGCGCGTCGTTCAACTTCTACGGGGCTGACCGGCAGGACCCGACCAAGATGCAGGTGTTCGAGGCGGTTTGGAACAATCCCGAGCCCGAGGACGACGCGGAGATTGCCGCCGTCATGGGGGCCTGCTACTTCGTCCCGCGCGCGTGGTATCTCAAGATTGATCCGCTGCGGCATATCCGTTACTGGGGCATGGATGAGCCGGTGTTGAGCCTCAAGACGTGGTTCGCCGGGGGCGACGTTCGGTTGATGAAGAACGTCGAGATCGGGCACAAGTTCTGGAATCCCAAGGCAAAGCCGTTCGTGCGCAAGTTTTTTGCCGTGCCGATGGGGTATGAACAATGGAACAAGCTATGGGCAATTCACACGCTGATGCCGCGAAAGCTGGCCGAGACGTTAGAACATCATTACAAGAACCACGAGAACGGGGCTGCGCTGAACGCGGGGCTGAAGCTGCTGCGGGATGACTGGTCCATCGTGGCAACGGAACAAGCAAACAACGCACGGCTGTTCACCCGAGGGGTGGAATGGCTGGCGAACAAGTTCGGACTCAAACTACCATGAAAACTACTGTAATCTACCATTCCGCTGACTACGACGGCATCTTTTGCCGTGAAATCGCCCGTCATTTCCTACCTGGACCTGTGTTAATCGGTTGGAACTTTGGGGACAAACTGATTCCTTTCCCGGAGGAAGGTCTGTGCTACATCCTTGACCTCTCCCCGGATTGCTTGGCCGAAACATCCACCGATAACATCGACCGGATAATTTGGATCGACCACCACAAGACCAGCATCGACAAGTGGGCTAAGGCCATCCCCGGCTACCGCATCGACGGCGTGGCCGCGTGCCGATTGACGTGGCAATGGTTTTCGAGAGAGAATAGCCCAGACCGTGAGACAATCGCGTTGCCGATGAAGTTGAACTTTGTGAACCGGCAGTTACATGAGCCGCTCGCTGTGCTGCTCGCCGGGGAGTACGACATTTGGGATAAACGAGACCCTCGCGCGGAGACGTTTCAGTACGCGCTTCGTGCTGCGGAGTTGACACCTGACGTATGGGAACGCCTCCTGCGTAACGAAGCTGCTTCGGAAAACATGGTGAGCGAGCTAATGCCTTCCGGAGAGGCGGCGCAAAGGTATCAGCAAAAGACCGATTCCGACCTCGTAACACACCGCTCTTACCGTCTCATTTGGGAAGGCTTGAACTTTATCGTCCTCAACACAGGCCGATTCAACAGCCTCACCTTTGCAGCCATCGACAAACCGGAAACCGGACACGATGCCTTGCTGGGCTATATGTTCAACGGCAAGGTCTGGACCGTATCCCTCTATCACGCAAAGCACAGGACGGAAATAGACTTGAGTGCCATCGCAGTGAAACACGGCGGCGGGGGGCATCGTGGGGCCTGCGGCTTTACCTGCGGCACCCTTCCCTTTTAACTAGGCTTTTTCCTGTTGGTTCTTGACGCTCATGGCATTATCTTAGCCGTGAGCTATGCCAGCGAAAAACGCCTCGCCCTGGACCACCATCCAACTGGCCCCATTATCCGGCATGTTGGACACCCGCAGCCGTCCCGCCGACATCCCCGTAGGCGCTTGGCGCTGGAAACAAAACTGGGCGGTAACGTCCGACGGCAAATTGTGCCGACGTGGTGGCCACGAGAGGCCCTGGCCGGAAGTGATACCGCCGCTCAATCACGACCTGCACGAGCAGGGCGCGACGAGAGAGCCTATAACGTTTCAATTCGAGTCATCGGATAACGACGGGGTGCGCAGACTGTTCGCCGGCACGCGCTCGCGCCTTTACAAGCTGCACGACGATACCGGGGTTTGGGACACGATTGCCTCGGGCAAAGGGGCGTATCAATCCCGGTTTCACGCGGCCGAGCTTCAAAACAAGGTGTTTTTCACCAATAACGTCGATAACGTGATTTCTTACTCCCTGCCCAGCGGTCCCGTTGGTGCGGCAGGCGATTTGGTTGGTGGGGCTGGCATTACGGCCGCCCGCGTCGTCATCCAATTCAAGGGGTGCATCATCCTCATGAACTGCATCGTTGACGGCAAGCGCGTATCCAGTCATATCCAATGGTCGGACCTGAATGATGGCGCATCTTGGACTATCGGTGACCCGTCCATAGCCAATTTTCAAACGCTCGATTACGGTGACGCCATCCTGAACGCCGTGGCCATTCTCGACCGGGTGTACATCTTCACCGAACGCTCGATCTGGTCCATGTCCGTGTCATCCGATGCCAACAAGGTGTTCGATTTCACCCCAGTTTATCGTGAGTCCAAAAACCAAGCCAAGTGTCTCGCATACCCGAACGCCCTGCTTTCGACCGGCATCGATGTGTATTACATGGGGCGGGACTCGATTTACCGTTTCTCGCCTTACTTGGCCGAGCCGGAGCGCCCGGAACAGACTCAAACGGATTGGATGCACCGTGCGACGGGTGTCATCTTCCGCAAGGCTGATACCGTTGTGGACGAGGACTTTGCCGAATCTCCCGTTGCGGAATACAGCCCGACAACCCGGGAGCTTTGGTTCTCCTGGCCGGGGCCCACGCAGAACGGGGTGAACAACCTGACGCTCGTCGCCCAGCTCGACCAGCGGACGGCTGACGTTGTGGATACCGGCTACACGTCCCTGGTCAACTTTCGGCGCAACCCGGTGACGCCCGGGCAATCCAACGAAATGCAGGATTTCATCGGGGCGAGCGGTGAGGATTATTGCCTCAAGAGCATCGGAGGCGTGTTCTACCGCCAATTCATCGACTTCGGAACGGACGTTACGGATGACGTAACCGGCGTTCCGACGTACGTTGACGTAGGCTATTTCTCAATCCTGCGCGGGATGATCCCGACGGGACTCTACGATCGGGAGAAGATCGTCCGCAACGTCCTGGTGGACCATGACACGAGCGAGGAACAAACTCCGTGCGCCATAAGGTTGCGCCTGGGCAATGCCTACACGCTGGTTGACCCGAACGACACGGACGAAGTGTGCGCGCCTCAATGGCGCCAGTTTGATGATCGCGCCTTGGCCTGCCCGACGCCGCAGCAGAACTCGGCGTTGAGAGCGAACGGTCGTAAGCCAGCAGCGGCAACGGAATGGGCAACGTACGAGCAGAATCGGTTCCTGTTTTTCGAGTTGACGATAGCGGCGGCGAACGAAGGGCCGGCTATTGGCGGGGACACTTGCTTTCAGCGGGTGGACTTTGACGTGGCGGGCTTGCCGAAGCCTTAAAACATGGACCCGATCCATCATGGACCCAGGTAGTCCCATGTAAACCGCACCAATGACACCAGTGGTCCCTCATTCCATACGCGTTACTCAATGGGCTCGGCGGGGCGTAATGTAAGTTGTATCTGTGCAGCAACCTCATCGTTGGCCGATAAAAATGCCTCAGCCAAACATATAAGAATATCCAGCGTTTCATGCTTTTGTGTTCCTCTCCATCCACTTTGCCGCCAGCCGTTTGAACGTTGCCCATTGCCGATCCGATAGATGCCCGAACTTCCCGTTGGGCACCGCGCGCCTGATGTATTCGCTGTGCTTACTGAAGTGCAGTAGGTCAACCCCGCAACCCCGGCAGAACCCGTCGATTACGTTGGTTTTCACGTTCGACCATGAGATCCGTCCCGTCAGACGCCCGAACGTGGCGGGGCGCAGGCCCGAGCGTGTAATCATTTGGCGATAGGTCAGGCGCTTGGAGTTGGGCGTTGGCCCGCGCTTGCCGGTGCGGGACAGGGCATAGACGAGGAACGGCGGCTTTTTGTCTAACCACTCAAGAAGGCTTGTCGGTTTGGTTGGTTGCATCTCCACTCCATTCTGCCTCGAAATGCTCGGCAATCTTGTCCATCACGTTCTTGCTGACGTGCATCACCGTGCCCGGGTCCAGGCGCGCCGACTTCACGAAGGCGTAACGCCCAGACGTTTTGATGGCGGTAAACCCTTCCTTGAGCCGCGCATCGCAGTCAGGGCAAGCGTCGGTGACGATGGGTCCGTCAATCTTCTCGGCGGCGAGGTCGAAGCCACGCTCACAAATCCGGCAGACCTTGCGCGGAACGGTCGGCGGGACGGGGATACCTCGCTGCTTGCCCGAGACAACATCCTTGGCCATCGACGGCAGGTTGGCGCGCAGTTGGCGTAGGAACTCGGGACCGGGGGCTGTGCTGTCGTTCACACCCCAACACTCTCAAATTTGGGAGTGGGCGTCAACCCTCACTTGGCTCAATATTCATCCCTTTCTTGGCCATCTCCGCAAACTCGCCTTCCGCTTCCTCGATGGATTCCAAGTGGATGCACACCTTGTCCCCGATAACCTGTTTAGCCAGATTCGCGCAATCGTCCTTGGCCTCCTTGAGCGTGTCGCCCAGGCCAACCACGGAACCGCACTCGTTAAGCTTCGTCGTCTGAGGCATAATGTAATCATGCCCCTCAAGCCTACGGTGATAATAGAGCTTCACCCGGTCGCGGATTTTCTCGGGGAAGTCGATGGGCTGCCATTCCTCATCAGCACGGTCGCTGTAGATCATCGCCTGCACGGCGTATTTCGCCGCTGGCAAAGGGTCAACCATAACGCCCTCAGCGCCGCGCCACATAATCTCTCCGAGGTTGGACCAAAGCTCCTGTTCTGACTCACCCACGGGCGAGGGATGCCTGCACGTCGGGTCGATAAAGTAAGGCTTGCCGTCCTCGCCTACGCGGATCTCGGTTGAAAAGAAGTTGCGATAGCCGTAGCCCTTGAGCACAGGAGCCATTTTGTCGCAGACCTTGCGGACTTCATCCGGCAAATCCTTGAACGCCTGGACGACGGATGCGGAGCATTGGTCCTTGATTTCGATGCCATTCGAGACGGTCTTGGGATACTGCCCGTCGATGCAATACATATCCCCGCCGACTTCGATCTTCGTCTTTATCTTCTTTTCGACGGTGAAAGCGACCTCGCGCTTCTTCATCCCGAGCAGGTGGATCAACTGATCCAGTCGCGGTTCGATGAGCCAATACTGCTTGCTCTCGAACGTCTCCATGATGCCCCGGAGCTTCTGGGTGAACTTCACAAACACGTCGTCATGTTCCCGCAGGTATTCGCGTAGGGCCGCTGCGCCGTGAACGACCTCGTAGGGGTTGACCGGGAGCCCGACCTTTTCGAGCGTTTCCTTGAAGAACACCCGGTAAATCTCCAACTCATCACCCCAACCACTACCCCAGACGCGATAACCGAGTGAGCGTAGGTGCAACTGCCAGCCTGAGTCGAGGATGTCGGGAAAAGCGATCAGCAGTTCATCCTTCTTGTCGGCGTGCGCGTCGATTATGCGCCAGGCGTCGTCGGTGTGCGTGATGCCGGGGAGTTCCTTGCCCACATCCGAAACGTGGTATGTCGGGAAGCCTTGGGACCAGATAGGAGCGTAAAAGACCTCACCGAACTCTCGGGCAAGGCGCGAGGCGAGGCTCAGAAATAAGCCGTGATCGATGATCAGAACTTTGCGGTCGGAAAGATTCATTCGTCGTCGTGTTCATCCTCGAAATCATCGTCGAGAACGTCATCCGGTAGATCCTCAAATCCTTCAGGCATGGACCTTCTTCCTCCGTCTGCCCAAGCTGATTCTCCGCACCCTTCGCCCGCCACGTATCCGGCCAACGGACTTGAGTTTGCCGGTGACGTAACGCGGCCTGCGCACCCGGCCAAGGCTCACCCGGCGACCGACGACCGACCTCAGCCCGCGCAACCCGCCTCGAGCACCGCCGCCCAACGACGGCGCCCGCAGCGCGGCCATGGACACCCGGCGAGGTGCACCAGCGGACACTCGAGGGCCAGCCGACACGCGCGGAAAACTGGTCGAAGAGCTCGAGCTCGGGATGGACGCACCGGACCCTGTGCCGGTGTCCTTTTCGCTGATCATGTTCGAGCTGACACCAACCGATTGCGCTGCGGCGAGGTAATTCTGCTCGCCCTGCAGGAGCAATTCCCGCTCATGCGGCGAGAGCTTGGACAGGATCTCCTCGCGCTGGGCGACCGTCGGGTGAGATTTCAAGGCCAACGAGTAAGGATTGAGGCTGCGCATCGTGTTGGCCGCAAGTGTCTCGGGGTCTTTGCGTCCCAACTCGGCCGCTTTCCGTTTGTAATCGTCGTAAGCCTGCTGCACGCCGAGTGAGTCGCCGTTGTAGATGGCTGCCGCCAGGCGGTTGCGAATCGGGGTCAATTCGGTTGGCGTCGTTCCGAACGTGCCGCCAGTCTCGCGCAGCAGTTCCTCGGGCGCAAACTTCTGGATGATGTTCCGCACGTTGCCTTCTGCCACGAGGCCAGATTTCTCGGGCAAACGGTTGATGAGTGGTCGGGCCGCACTGAGGCCCTGGTTCACCAGTCCGGGCAGACCGTAAGTAACGTCCTTGGTATGGATGACGCCAGAGACGTAGCGCATCAGGGATTTGACCTTCTCGACAACGTAGATGTTATCGACCAGATTCATCCGGTTCCCCTTGAGCCCCATTATTTGCTCTGCCAGCCCGTTAACCACGGTTAGAACGGTGAGCATGTCCGAGACGGCGATCTTGGCTTCCTCGAACTTGTCCCGGCCTTGGCCAAGGTGCTTCGTGGTATCGATTTCGTTGAACGCTAACCATTTCAGCCACTCGAACACCCGCTTTTCAGCTTCGCCCTGCATCATCGCACCCCCGATAGCGGCGAGAAGCACGCTCCCGGTGATGATCTTGAGGTAAGTCGAACTCAGGCGCGGATCCCCGGCAGCGTGGCCGAGGTTCGCAAAGATGGCGCGCGTAGATTGAATCGTCCAGCCGGCGAGCGGCAACGTGATTCTGCCTGACAAACTACCCCGCATCCACCACATGCGGTTAATCGGGCTGGCATGGTGAATGTCGAATAGGCCGATGCTGGCCAGGGCCCCTAAACGGTGCGTTTCGAGCTTGGACAGTTCCTCCGGCGTGGCCCCCGGCTTGGCGTCTGCGCTCAGGAAATGAATGTCCTTACGTGCCTCGGGCGATGCGGAGGCCAGTTTGGCAAAGAACCGGATAACCTGGTCCTGCAACTTGATGTCCGTGCCGCGATTGAAATACTCGGCCACAAGGCTGACTTGGGTCAGCGTCGTCGGCATCAGACCGTCGGGGATGATCTTATCCGGCGTCAACGCCGCCGCGTTCTTGGGATTGGTCGGATTGGCCAAGTCGAATTGGTTCAACTGACCGGTCTTTTCGAGCGTGTCGAACGTGCGGCGAGCACGCATTTCAAGCCCGTCCACCATCCAATACATCTGCCGCGCAACTGAATCGTACTGGTTTGCGTAGCCCAACCCGGGGAAAATGGTCTTAACCGTTTCGAGGACAAGCGCCTCGGGAACCGATACCGCTCGATACAGGCCCTTCTGGACCAGCGCCATGCCCCTGTTATCCGAGAGTCCGGCCACGTAACCACCGCCCTTGGTGACTGGCATTGCGAGGATATTCTTTACCCGATCATACACTGGCACCCGAACGCCCATTCCGTAATCGTATTGCTGGTTCAGGTATTTGAAGCCCCGGAAAAATTCCTCACTCCAACTCATCGCATCCCGCATCGGAGGCAACAGACCCGCGCGGCGTCCTAGCATCTTGGCTGGGCTGGTAACGATGTTAGTCAGGCTCATCACCGACGACTTAACGGCCCTCGCGTAAGACAAAAGCAGGTAGCGTTCCCAAGCAGACAAAACGAATCCCTCTTTTACCATTGAACCGAGAAGGATGCGAGTGATTGAGCCAAGTCCGCTGAGCGTGCCGAGTATGTTGTCACTGATGAAGCGGTAACCTTGCCGTAGGTTTTCGTACGTGACGACATCTTGACCGGACCAGATCCCCAGCCGTCCTTGGAAGTTCTTGGCCTCCGCGCGCTGCATCTCCAGGTCCTCGTAATCGCGGAAGTCATCACCTGAATTGAACAGTTCGCGATTCCTACGCTTCACTTCGAGCAGCCTCGCCGGATCGCCCTTGGCCTTGTAAATGTCGCTTAGGGCGGCGTCATACGCCTTCACTAAGCTGTCCAGGGACCGGGCAACACGGGTCAGGTGGAACATGCCGGAGTCGATGCCCATCGAAGCCATTTCGCTGCGGTTGATGGCCCCGTAGTCGTACATGAAGCTGTTGCTGACATCCCGCTCGAACCCCTTGGTAAACGCACTGTCCCGCGTCGCCCGCACAACGCGCAGGTCGGTAATCTTCTCCTGATCCTTGAGGAAATTATCGTAGAACTTCTTTAACTCACCAACCATCCCGCCCAGGACTTCATTCGTTATGTCCTCTCGCGGCAAGGGATTGCCTTCAATATCCGTCGCGTTGGACTCGATATAGTCGATGATGTCCTCGACCGTTCGCGGGGCGTCCGTGGCGTCCGAATGGAGTTTGTCGGCCAATTCCCGGTAAAGGTCCTCGAATACGCTAACCCGGCTGTAATCCGACGATCGCTCCGTCAACCAGCGAGACACCCACGGCAAGTAAGCCGAATCTCCGAGAATCTTGAGGTAATCGTCAGGGTTTGCCTTGGCGATTTCTTCGGCCAACAGCTTGCCTTTGCGGCTGAACTCGCGGGAAACGGTTGTTCCGGGCTCAGCTCCGAACTCCTGTGGCCGGCGAATGGCGAACACGCCCGACGCCCACTCGTCAAAAAGCATGTCCTGCGGCATCACTTTAGCGGCTCCGAGGTTCTTCGTCCGGGTCATCAGCTCGTTCTCGGCTGCTCCCATGTATTTCAGCAGGGCAACATCCTGCGCCGTCACTTTGACGCCATTCAGGAATTCTCCAGGCTTGACCGCACGATTATGGCGATACGCCCATGCGAGGGAATTGAACACCAGCTCGCGGTAAGGCTGGAGGCCGAGGTCAATATTCAACCCGTGGCTCTTTGAAGCGTGTCGGGCCAGAAGCGTGACGCGTTCGGAGTGCTTTTGGACCCAATCGTTGCCGATCATCTTTGCCCGGTGCCAATTCTCGATTGCCGTCTGAGTTACTTTCGCGGCTGGAATCTTCGCCTGGCGCAGCAGGAATTCGGGCATGTCCCATGCGCTGCGAGTTGCCTTCGGACCGGCAGACTTGACCGCCGTCGGGTTGCTGATGCCCAGCGAATCATAAACCGCCTGGGTGAAGTCATGCTCGCGCTCCCACCAAGGGCGGTGCGGATC